ATGATCAACAAGCCCGTGCTCACTGCATACACACCCTCCGCATTTCCGATTTCCGACATAGAACCACCGGCATCAATCAGGCATACACGCGGCATCGCAAGCACGCGAGACTTATGGCCACAGCACTCGACCATTACCATCTCACTGTTCGACATGCCGGAAAAAGCAAAAGACTACGTAAAGAAAAATATAAACCTTTGGCAGCCGCATACAAATCTGAAATTCAAGTTCATTGAAACCAATGACGGTGATATTAGAATATCCGGAAAAAAAGATGGGACTGACAGTCATTCAGCCGTGGGCACGCAAGCACAACGACTTCCAAAAGACTCACCCACGATGCACATTGACCTAGAACAAACGGCCGACATGTTGAACCAAACAATACGCCATGAATTTGGTCATGCACTGGGGCTGGAGCATGAACACCAACATCCGGACCACACTATAAACTGGGACAAAGACAGGTGGTACGAAGAGGGTGTGAAACTTGGACTTTCAAAAGCAGAAATTGATCATAACGTTCTAAACCCCTTTGACCCCGACCTCACGACCCGTTCCGCGTACGACCCAAAATCAATCATGCACTATAAAACGCCAGCATGGGTCACCACGGATGGATATGAAGTCCCCTTTAACGAAGAACTATCAGAAGGCGATAAAGCATTCATGATGTCTATTTACCCACCTGAAAAGTCGGCAACAGCCTAATCCGTAATTCGCTGCTCCCCACTTGCAAGGCGGCGCCCTCCGGTCTGCTTCGGCAACGGCGCAGCCCTCCGCTACTTCTGCATACCAAGACTCGCTTCGCTCATATCCAGGTCCGCCAACACCTCACGCAGTACATCATCACCAATCTGGTGATGACGGCTCAAGCTGTACAACTCCAAGCGCTGCGCGCGCAGGGCCTTGAGCCGCAATTTGCGCTCCAACTGGTCCATCTGCTGCGCCAGCGCCTGGGCTTCGGCGGAGTCGTTGAACACTTCCAATTGATGGCGATATTCCGACATTAGCCGCGCCTTGAGCTCAGCGGCCAGCGCGGCCTGGGCGGCGTCCGGGGTTTCGGTTTCTGCAGGCTCCTCGGCTTCAAGGGCATGGATTGCGGCCACGGCGGTCTTTTTCCACGCCTCGCGCACTTCGTTGTGGCGCTTTTCATCGGGGCTCTGTTCGATGCCGCGCAACAGCAACGGCAAGGCGATACAGGCGGCGACCAGCGATAGCAGAATCACGCCGGCAGCGATGAAAATCAGCAGGTCACGCTCGGGAAAGTCCTGCCCCGGCGCCAGCAGCAAAGGCACCGACATCACACCCGCCAGGGTCACCGCCCCGCGCACACCACCGACGGTCAGCAGCCAGCAGGAACGGGCGGTAGGCACCAGGGTCAGCTCGCTTTTCCCACGTAATCGACGCAGCAGGCCTGACAGTCGCCAGATGCTCTGCACCCAGATAAAACGCAGCACCACCAGCACCAGGAAGATCGCCACGACCTCCATGCAACGATACAACAAGGCGGGCCACAGCGTCGGCTCATGGCTGACCACGGCCTTGATGATGTCCGGCAGTTGCAGGCCCAACAGCAGGAAAATCAGCCCATTGAACGCAAACTCCAGCAGCGACCAGACGCTGCGATTGAGCAAGCGCGTGCTGGTCTGGCGTGGCAACAGATCGAGCCAGCTTTGCATCATGCCCGCCGCCACTGCGGAGAGAATGCCCGAGGCGCCCAGGCGCTCAGCCAATACATACGCGGCAAACGGCAGCAGCAACATGAACACCACGTGAGTGGCCGGGTCGTCCCAGCCACGCGCGATCATCCATGTACGTAGCCGGCCGACCAGCCAGCTCAGCGCTACACCCACCGCCAGGCCACCCACGGCAACCAGCACGAAGGTCAGGCTGGCATCCGCCAGGGAGAACACGCCGGTCAATGCCGCCGCGAGGGCGAACTTGAAGGTCACCAGGCCCGAGGCATCATTCATCAACGCTTCGCCCTGAAGCATGTGCATCAGCGGCTTGGGCAAACGATTTTGGGCAATGGCCGACACCGCCACAGCATCCGTCGGTGATAAAACAGCTGCGAGGGCGAAGGCCACTGGCAACGGGATCGTAGGCAAAATCCAATGAATGAAGTAGCCAGCGCCGACCACGGTGAACAGCACCAACCCCACCGCCAACGTCAGAATCGGGCCGCGCAATCGCCACAACTCGCGCTTGGGCATGCGCCAGCCATCGGAGAACAACAAGGGCGGCAAGAAAAGAAACAGGAACAGTTCGGGGTCCAGCGCCACATGCAGCCCCAACGTAGGCCAGGCCAACAAGGCGCCCGCAGCGATCTGCACCAAGGGTAAAGGCAGAGGGATCACACGCCCGACAAGACGCGAAACACTGACCAGCATCAGTAGGATAAGAACGGTATAAGCGGTTTGCATCACGCGGGTTTCCCGGACAATCGACTTGCAACGACACACATCAGGCAACAACTGGCCGTTGAAGTGCCATATTACCCGGCTATGTTACCTGCCTGTGCTGCGCGCTGGCCTTTGCACAAAAGTCGCACGATGCTGACCAGCGGCACCCAAATGCTCCAGGCATGGCATAATCCGTGACCTTTCGTTTTCCATTGGCCCAAAGGGGGGCAATTCCTTGACCGTTTCAAGCAAAACGTTGCACCTTTTCGGCATCAAAGCCTGGGATGCGGCATAAGAAACGCTCAAGGCCTTTAATATCAAGGCCTTGACCCATAAAACGACATCAAAAAATACCCACTTTTGCGACTCTTCTGAACCCAATAAACATTGGTCCAAACGGTTGCGTTTTGGGGAAGATTTTCCCAAGACAAATACCGCCGCGGCGTCCTGCCGACGAACACCACTCCCAAATCTAAAGCGCCTCGATTACTGTATGCGCATACAGCATTCGGATTTACCCACCATGCACATCGACGAAGACACCTCTGCGTGGCTTGGCTGCCCTACGCCCCTGGAAATGTACAAACACCAGTGCGCCTTGCTCGAGGACGAACTCATCCAGACCCAGGCGATGCTGAGAAAGGCGCGGGCAAACGTCGCCGGCCTGGTTCAGATGAACGACCTGCTCGCCACCGGCAAGGCATCAGCCGAGGCCGCACTCAGGCAAGCACTTGAGCGCGCCTCAGATATGAATGATGAATCCCCTGACAATGTGAGCTTCCGACCCATCGATCTGGTTGCCGGTCAGCGCGACCACCTGCTTAGGGAGAATCAGCGGCTACACGACGAACTCAGGAAAGTTACCGAGCCACAGCCCTGACGTACGCCTGGCACGCCCGCAGCGCGATTACGGCGTTATCCCCGTCGTCGGTGATGGCGATAATTCTTTGAGCATGCGCTGGGTCAAGTTGGGCTCGGCGGGCTGCATGAACCACGCTGGCGGCGCCGGGGGCGGCAGGCACGTTGCAGCCACTAGCTGAATCGGTCGCGTCGAGAAGGACTGACAGCCGCACATCAGCAGTGGCAAGGCGATCGCGCAAAACGGCCTGATTACGTTGGGCATCGGAGAGTTCTCGAGTGTGTTGTTGGTCCTGGGCTGCGAGCAGATGCTCGGTGGCCAGGCGCTTGTCCTGCTCGGCCGTCTGCTGACGCCAGGCCTCAACGGTGATTGAGTCCAGGGCTTTCTGGTGTGCGGCGCCTTGTTCGGCGAGCCGCTCCCCCATGCGCCAGTCCTGAACCTGCCAGGTGCCGGCGGCGCTCATTGCCATGGCCAGCAGGATCGCGGCCAGGATCTGCCCGGGCGTCATGTCAGCGCCCGCCGCACGCCTTCCGCAAGCACTGCGTCAGGGTATGAATAACCAGCGTTTTCGTGGTGAATGATCGCCTTGACGAAGCCAGCCATCACCGCCTGCTGGGTCAGGTCGACCTCGGCACCTGGCTTGGTGCCGGTGTTCGCCTCAACGGCGCGCACATAGGCGGCGGTGTCGTTCTCCACCGAGGGTGCCCAGCGGCCGATGATGGACTTCACCGTCTTCAGGCCATGCTTGCGCTGGTAGGTAAGCAGCACCTTGCCCAGTGCACGGATGCCGTTCTCAGGCGTATCGAAACGGGCGAAGCGTGGTCTCGGTACGCCGACCTCCATACCAAGCTGACCTTCCCACTGGTTGGCCGGGCTGTAATCGATGTTGCCGGGGTTTCGGTTGCGCACCCCGCGGGGTTCGGTGATCGGCATACTTTTCTCCAGGCGAAAAAAAACCGCTCAATGGCGGCCGTGGTTTTCGGGCGTCTATCAGGTTTCAGGAGTGACGGGGTCTTCCTCCGCTTGAGTTATCTGCGGCATCTCCACTACCGGCGTGTCGGGCACCAGGATGTGCAGCGTGATCATGTGCTTCAGGTCGTACGGTTTGTCGTCCCTGGTCACCGTCACCGTTAGCACGCCCTCCTCAAACTGAATATCCACGTCTGCGCGGCTGTCGATCTGGTTCACCGTGTAGCCCCATCCATCATCGGCCGGCGGGAACGGAACCATGCCCATGCATCCAGTGACCTGGTATACCCCCGCTGATTTTCGCGAAGAAGCCACCACGCCCGCGCCGGCGGTCACAAAGTCATAGGTCGCGCCAGTAGCGCCGAGTACGTTGATTGCTGCTCTTGCCATGGTCAGATCGCCTTCAAGGTGCCATCAGCGGCACGAGTGGTGTTGCCGGTGTTGTAGGTCATCCGCCAGGCCTGCCACGTCCCGGAAAGTTTGGCTCTGGTATGCAAAGAGCCATCTGTTTGCGACCTAAACTCCTGGATGGTGTAACCGTCACTGACAGGTAGCGAGAAAAGCCAACCAAAACGGTGACCTGTTGGTGCGTTGTAACCATTGTTGATGTAGCAGTACCCAAACGATGTGAGTACGTCCAACCCGTAATCATTGAAAACTGGCATAACGCCAAATCCGTAGTCTCCAACCTTGAGTACTCTGCCTGATGTTATGTCAGAGATGCCCACGGTCAAAGTTGCGTTAGACGCAGTTCCAAGCAGAGCCTGGCGCGCATACAGTTCCGCCGAATTGTCGTTGTTCTTTTGGCTAGCGGTGCGAAATGTATCACCCCCTTGGCCGGTAGGCGCTACGCCTAGGTTAATAATCGATCTTGCCATAAATCCCTCCGCAACATAAAAGCTGACCCTTGCGAATTCAGCTACCTAAAAACTCAAATACCGAAACCAAACCCCAACTTCAAGTTATTGGTTTAGCGAACAATAAGGTCAGAAATAACCCATTAGTCCTAAAGTCGCCAATATTCTGGAGTGATATGACCATCCTGCTATTTTGGTAGTCCCAGCCACATGTAAGCTTTGACCACGTATCACCGCCTGGGATATCCATGGCAACGTTATTGATCATCATGTAATCGCCGGACCTAAAGTCAACCGGCGTTGTAAATATGTAGGTGTACCGCCCTGGCGACGGATTGGTAAGAGATAGCAGCGTCCAGTTCGCAGCTACTAGGGTGAACTGCGCGCACGGCGTACCGCTATCAAACAGAAGCTTTGATCCGCCATCCCACAGCCGCATTCCGTAGGTTTCCGTTTCCTTTGATGCGTAGGCTGCCAGAAAGTATGTCCCTGGCGAGTTTGCCGGGTGAGAGTTTGAGAACCCAGTCCAGTTGCCAGGTGTCCCTATAAGCCTCACATACTGGAATGATGCGGTGTTGTCGGGCCGCACAAAGATGAGTGGGGGCTCGTCAGACGTGATCGGGTACGGAAAGAATGCCCCGGCGTTATACCTTGCTGAATAAAGAATAACCAGCCTGGAAAACTCCGAGTCCAAAGTAACCACGTCGGATGTGTTTGTGAACTTTAGACCGTATGTCATCTGTATCTCATTACCAAGAGTCGCTGAGTCCCTACGCCGAAAGCGGCTGACGCTGGGATGGCCCTGTTTGTAAACCAGACGATAACCCCGCCCTGCACAACCTGCGCGTCGAACATTGAGTTCCTTGCATCCTGCCCACTCGGGTCTCCCGTGAACGATATGTTTGGTACGCATACCGCCGTGTATCTTTCCGGGGTTACCTCCGGGATTGATATAGAGACGTTCCGTGTCGAGTTCGGGCGTTCAGGGTTTCTTGTCACCAGGGTCGAATAAACAACCCTAACCGTGAAAGAGTTTTCATCAAGCTGGAGGGCTCCATTAGCCCCCCAAATCCTAATTCCTGTCGTCATTCGCTTAGGTCCCCTATCTGAACTCTCTTAACTCCATTCACATCCCAGAAACGTAGAGACCTATTTGTCATCATTGAGCGGCCTTGCCCAGGAACTACGCCATTCATTTCGAACGTGCCATCAAAGAACAGCTTCCACCCGCTGACTCCAGCAACGTAGTTGTTCGACTGTATGTAGTTACCGATCTTGGCGTTTGTAATCGTGCCGTCCTGAATAAAAGCAGACTTGATGTAGGTCTCCGTACCGTTCACGGCGAATGGCACGCTGGACCCTGCCGCGCCTAGTGCACCGTTGTATATTGCAAATTGATCAGCCTGGATAACGAAGCGCGAGATAGCACTGCCGTTCACACCTGACTCGATACCAAAACCGATACCAGCCGAGTACGGAATGCCGTTTACATCCAGCTTGTAACGGAGCGAGTACGTGCCGCTGACCTTCCCGTCAACGCTCTGATTGATACTTGCCTGCTGCTGGAACTGCTGTGTATGGCCACCTACAGTTGTTTGCAGGTTCTGCGTTGCTGTCGCGTTTGCTTCATTCGAATCGGTCAGCGTTTTAAGCGATGTCTGAACGGCAGAGCTGTTGCTGTTGAAGTCAGTGCGCAGAGTGCCAATGGACTGGGCATTGGTTTTCGTGGCATCTGATACAACAGCGATCTGCTGATTGACTGTCGCCTTGTTGCCCTCAAAATCTGTACGCAAAACCGAGGTCTGTGCAGCTTGAGCAGTCTGGCCGTTCACTAACGCTGTAGTGGTCTGCTCGTAGGTCGCGTAGTTTTTGTTTACCTGAGCCTCCACTGTGTCTGTGCGCTTGGCCTGGGCATAGTCGCCATCGGTAACAGCGGACTGGATAGACCATACGCCTGCATAGCCCTGAGTGCTGCCAGCCAGGTCATTATCAGAACCAGCCATCGGGGCGTTAATTTCAGCGTAAACGCCGTCAATCCGCTCAGTCTGCGCGGTCAGCTTGTTATCAACGTTGGTTACTCGCTGATTCACCTGGGTGACGTTATTTGCCGTAGCCGCCAGGCCAGTTGCCGGGTCATTTACCTTTGTCTGGAGCTGGGTGAGCTGGTCCTGGGTGGCAATCACCTCCCCGTCGACTACCGTGATTTTCTGGTCAAGGTTATTAACCCGTATTGCCAAAGCGTTTGCATCAGTGAGGATGTCGCCCACGTCTTTCCAGTTTGCACTGGGCGGCTGGGAGCCAGTGTTAGCGGCTAGGGCCTGATACAGCTTGTTTCCCTGACGAACGATGTCACCCTTCGCGTAGGCCTTCGCGGCGTCCCACAAGAGCGCGTCCACATAAGGCTTGATTTGCGCCTCAAGATCCTTTCTTAACTGCGCATTTCGAGCGTTTACGGACCCCGGCCCATTGCCGTCGATCAGGTTGATGCGTCCGTTTAGAGCTGGAGCCAGCGATGATTCGTCGATCTGCCCCTTGATCTGCTCAAGGATCGGCCCAGCGTCCGAAATGGACTGGCCCATCACACCATTCACGACAGGGAAGAACGGCCCGATGTTGCCGGTTCGATCCACCAGGCGCGCCCAGAAGAACAGAGTTGCGCCTGACTTCAACTGCTGCATGCGGTAGTCGGCCTGCGGATACGCCAGGTCGGCCAGCTTGCTTGCGGCCGGCAGACTGTTCGCCGGGCCATACCACAGCTCGGTGCGTTGGGTGTCCTCGGCGCCAGCAGGGAAGCCCCACTTGATGCTGATCCCGAAGAGCTCGCCGGTGGCGCGCAGGAACGCCACTGCCGGCGGCAGGCCGGTTTTGCCTTGCAGATTGGTCAGGTTGGAGCTCTTCCAGATCGACGATATCTCGAAGGCGCTCACCGAGCGCACCCGCGCAAGGTAGGCACCCGAGTAGATGCCAGTGACGTCGACGCTGGTCGATCCGGTGCGTTGCACCTTGATCCAGTTGCCGCTGTCCTTGCGCCACTCCACGTCGTACGCGACGGCGCCGGTGACGGCGGGCCACGAGATGTTCATGGTGCTGATCGCGATACCCTGATTTACGGCGTAGCTCGATGTCAGGGTGACGCTGGCCGGCGCCGGAACCACGGTGATTGGGATAACGCTGATCGGCCGCTCTTCCAGCCGAGCGCCGGTGTCGATGTGCGCGAACTTGCTCGGGTCGTACTGCACGGCCGAGATTTCAAACACGCCAGGCTCTGGCCGGGAAACGCTGGTCACCCGGTACAGCGGGATAGCCAGGTCGTCAGCGTCGAGAGCCCACACCAGTTCCCGCTCAGGTGCCACGGAGTACGCCGTGGTGACCGTGACCTGGCGACCACTGACCAGTTGCACGGTGCGCCCCTCGCACTTGCCGTCGGGCAGGTTGAGGATCAGACGGTCACCGGGCTTGGCCTGGGTGTCACGGTCCAGGGTGATGACTTTGCCGTTCACCGCCGAAATACGCCCGCCCACCGGCCGGCCAGCGAGCAGTTCGTCAGCAATCGGGATTACGTAGCCCGGCAACGGAATACGCCCATCGAGGCCGACCTTGAAGGTGACGGCCCGGTCCTTGGAGTTGGTGAGCAGAGCCCACTTACCGCGGCGCTGGGCCTCGGATTCACGCGTGCAGCCAATCGCGCTGATCTCCAGCGGGTTGTCGCCGTAACGCCGCTGCAGCTTCTGGTCGGTCACCGCCGTGACGTCGGTGTCGTAGTTGTTCAGCGGGTTGTCGTAACTGATCAGCGCCCGCGTATAGCGGGTACGCTCCGACGCACTGGAATAGGTGAATTTGCCATCGAGCACGTTTGCCCGGGTATAGGCGAAGTCGAAGTCCGTGGCGCGCGGCATATCCGAAAGGGTGAACACCTGGCCCTGAGCCCAGTAGGTCATGCCCCGGTAGATCGCCGAGATGTCACGCAGCAGAGACCAAGCGTCAGCCTTGCTCTGCAGGTTCATGTTGCAGATGAAACGCGGCTCCTGGCCACCCTTTCCATCCGGCACCAGTTGGTCGCAATACTGCGAGATGCGGTAAAGCTCCCACTTGTCGACCATCCACGGTTTGATGCGACGCCCAAGGCCGAAGCGGTCGGCGGTGGTGATGTCGTAGGTCATCCAGACCGCGTTGTCGGTCCAGGCCTGCTTAAACGTGCCATCCCAAACGCCCGAGTAGGTGCGCGATACCGGGTCATAGTTGCTGGGCACCTGCATCTTCTTCAGCTTGGTCTCGACGGTAACGGCAGGGATACTGCGGAACTGCTCGGCTGAAAACTCAATGTAGAGCAGCGCCGTGTTCGGGTAGCGGATCTTGGCGTCGATCACCTCTGTGAAGCCGGCGATCTGCATCGTGTCGGAGATTTTGTTGTTGTTCTGGTTGGGTGTCAGCCGCGTGATACGCATCAGCCAACCAGTGGCTGCCTTGGGTAAATCGATCCGGCGGGTGCGCTCGTAAAGGCTGGTGGTCTTTCCCGACACGGCCTCATTCAGAACCTCCCGATAAGCGCCGCCATCAGTAGCCAACTCGACCTTGTAGCCGATCGCGTAACCGTTGATGTTGCCACTGGCATCCACCGACTGGAGCGCCGGCCAGGCGAAGCGAATGCGCACAGCGGAGAGTTGGGTGTTGCTGATTGCCCGAACCCACGGAGTGCCGCTGCGCAGTTCGGTGCTGATGGTGGTTTCGTTCTCGACCGATGGAATTCCCTGGATATACGACTGATCCACAGCCCCGGTGCGCCACTCCCACTTCACGTTCGGGAAGTTCATGTTGCCCTGAGGGTCTTGCAGCGGCGTGTTGTCGAGGTAGATGTCCTTTGCGGTCGGCACACCTTCGAACTCGCCTTCGCCCACCGCGATGAGAATTTTGGCGATGGCAACGGAGCGAAGGCTATCCGGGGCTTCCGTTGGCGTCTTTGGTTTCTCTTCGCCGCCCTTGGCGCCGTGGATATCGATAATGCGTGCTGCGCCCATACTTTTCTCCAGGCAATAAAAAACCGCCTCTTGGGCGGCGGCGGTGTTGCGGATGACAGCTACATTTGGTCTTCGGCGTAGATAGCGGCGCTGATAATCGCCCCGCCCACCCGCCGCTTGCCGTAGCACAGCGGTACAGGATTGCCGGAGGCCGTGGTGTTCTTGGCGCTGCCGAAAGCATAGCCGGGTGTGTTTTCTGGCGCGGCGCTTGTCTTGAGGCCCCCGGCCTGGGGGCTGAGCATTTGAATTACGCCGCCGGCAACAAGACCTATGCCGGCCGGCGCCAGATACGGCGCGGTAACCGGGAATACATACGAAATAGCGAGCAGGACTACACCAACAATCGTCTGGAGAATCCCCGCTCGCTTGCTACCGGTAATCACTGGGGCAATGCGGATGTCTCCTTCTCCGCCAAAAGATAGCTCGCCCTCTCCAATATTCTTTTTCCCCCTGAACACAGCAAACTCAATACCTCGCGACTTCGCATTCGACAAGAAACGCTCAAAGCCAGGAATCTGCACGCAAAGAGCCTTGATCGCCTCCGCTGTCGTTCTTACCGACAGCCTGAATGAGCGACCGAACTGGCGTAGTTGGCCGAAAAGCAGGATGGTTGTGAGTGGCTGGTATTCGATTGCGAGCGCTGCCATAGTTTTCTCCGGACATGAAAAAGCCGCCCTTGGGCGGCTTAATTTGGTTGTTCCTTACAGGCAGTCGCGAACCGCCTTTTCAATTGCTGATCGACCGTAACCAGGAGCCCAGGACAATCGCTGATACAACGCAACACTGCTTCCACTTGAGGATCGGTTAACCTCAAGAAGCTCCTCAGCGGTCGAGTCGGTAGCAACGATTAGTCTATAGCCAGTCGCGGTTTCCGTCATCGTGGCGCCTGAGCGAGCATCCTGCCATTTCGGCATTACGCAGAGGGCATATTGCTTCGGCGCTTTACTCGATGAAGCGGTGATGGTCGCCTTTCCCGACTTGAGATCGCCTGGTGTTGTGCATCCTGCCAGCACAGCCAGGGCAAGTGCCCCTACGAATAATCTCATGTCCCCCCCTCGCCGGCTCACTGGTAAGCGCCGTAGACATAGCGATTATTTGATGGCTCATGCTTTTCGTAAACGTCCTTCCAGTCATTCGCGTAAGAAGGAAAGCTCGCTATTTTCGTGATTCGCCAGCCACTCTGCGCATCTTTTCTCTCAAGCAGATATTGAAAAGGCTCTCCCGCCTCCTTGGCTTTTTTATCATCGGAATCAAGCACCGCTCCATCCTCGGGAGGGGTTGAGTTCTTTATGCGAGCAGTCACCAGCGCGCGGGTCTCCGATTGGACCTCGACCTTAGTGATTTGCCGATCAAAACTCATAGGCTTCTCGCCGCAATCGCCCCGGCCAATCAGCTCGCCAGTAGACAACTGAGAGAGCTTGTCGAAGTAAGCCGTAGCTAACTTCTGATTGTTTTTGCAAATTTCCACTCGAACCTGAGCTGCAGCATCCTTAACCATCCACCACGATTTTACCGTCGCGTCAGGCGAGTTGCTGGCTGTTTCGATTCCGCTTACCGCGCTAATAGATTTTGCAAGCCCGTCATCGGAAGCTCCTTTCTCAAAGCAGCCCGACAACGCCAAAGAAATCACACCCAGAACCATCAAACGCTTCATGCGCACCCTCCTTGTTAGTGGAGGCAATCTAGCATTATCTGACGGAAGCGCCAAAGCCCCGTATGGGCGGGGTTCTTCGGGTTCGCGTGGGGCTGGCAGCTGTCCGGGCATCCAGCGTGGATGGAATGCGATCGACTGAGCTTTTCTCACTCCCAGCCAAGATCCTTATATGAGGTCTTGTCATGCTCAGGAAATTCGGTCGTGTAATCTCCCCAGTCCATGTACGAATAGTATTTGCTCATTGCTTCAAAGTAACTGGAGGCTTCGACCTGCCAAGTGAGTATTGATTCGGGTTCAAGAAGGTCCCGTGCACCTTCGCCGTGAGGGCCAGCAAGACAAAATGTCTGACACCCGTCGGGCTCAAGCCAGAGTTCATGATTCATTGAACGCTTGTTTCCCTCTTTGGTTTGTCGGGACTGTAGCACTGACGGGATAGATGCAAAAAGCACAGAGGGAGGTCTGGGCTTCTTCACACTGCACTTTGTGGCAACGCAGACGGTCTATTCCGAAGGACTGTTTCAACCAACAGCAGGCCTTCAGCACCCACGAAATTACGCACGATGTAGGCGTAGGACCACTACGCATAGCCACCCTTGGAATTAAGCGTGAAGCCTACCTACATAAACTCACAAATGTGTCTACGCTCTCAGAGGCGCTTCATAGCCCCGCATGTTCAGGACCCTCATTCAGAGGGAATTAATGCCAAGGAGATACATCATGCATGCCTTTTACAAAAATATTGCTGCAGCAACCTGCTTCGCGATTCTGTCTGTAACAGCAACGCTCAGTTTTGCCGATGACACGGTCATGGTTGGCGGAGCAGCAATGTATCCCAGCAAAACCATTGTGGAAAACGCGGCCAACTCAAAGGATCACACCACACTCGTTGCAGCAGTTAAGGCGGCGGGACTAGTTGATACTCTCAACAGCAAAGGTCCGTTCACCGTCTTCGCACCTACCAACGAAGCCTTCGCCAAGCTGCCAGCGGGCACCGTTGATACTCTCGTGAAACCTGAGCATAAAGCCGATCTGACGAAAATCCTCACCTATCACGTGGTACCTGGCACCCATACTTCTAAAGAGCTGATGGCCGAAGCCAAGAAGAACGACGGCACCGTTGTATTGAAAACCGTCCAGGGCGAATCGCTGAATATCAAGCTGCATGATGGCAAGCTTTGGGTCGTAGATGCCAAAGGCGGTAAAGCTAGTATCAGCATTGCAGACGTGATGCAGTCCAACGGCGTGATCCACGTTGTGGACTCGGTCTTGATGCCTTAACGCTCTTCAAGCCCGGCACGCGCAAAGCTTGCCGGGTATTGGAGTCAGCATAGACACTTCGGATACCGCAATTTCAAGGTACAGAAATGTCGTAGCCACTGCTCCACGCGAACGTAAAACCGGCTGTACGAATCCTCAGTAACGCCCCTCATCCTTCTGATAGTAGCCTCAGGCCTTCACGCAACCAAGGATCGGCCATGTCAATCAGAAGCCTCGCGAAAAACCTTCCAGCAGACCCGGACAACAAAGGGTGCGTACTCGGCTGGGCAGTGCTCAGTGATGCCCTTGAGCCTTGGCACCTGGTAGACGTCTACGCCAGCAAGGCAATTGCCCAGGCTGAGGCTGCACGGCTGAATAACGGATACATCGTCGAGTACGGCTCTCATAGGCTTGGCACGGACGAGTTCATTGGCGGGCTTACACCGCCGAGGTGGCCGGAGGCCTTTCGGCCGCAAACTGGATCTGCCCGGGGCCCGATTCAAGCTTTGCAATGAGCCCAGGCTTTCCAGTGTAGGCACGGCGGTAACCATCCTTGCTCTGGCACTTGCCGGAGAATTTCACGCGGTCGATCTCGACACCGCCATCCAGAATGGCGACTTCGGCTTCAGCACCGCAGACACCACCGTCGGTAACGCCGAAGAGGTCGTAAATGGTCAGCATGTAGCGCTGGCTTGGCTGCATACAGCCCTCCTGCTGCCGGGTGGGCAGCGAGAAATGAATTAAAGGATTTCCCAGTCCTTCGCCTGCAAGCCCAAGGACTGGGATAGCGCCAATTTCGGCGCGGACAACGCAAGGAAAGTGAAATGCATCCAGGACAAACCATATTCCCGTACGTGCTGATTACCAACGATCCTGCGGTCATCGCTAAGGCAGCGGACATTTCTGTGAACGGTGTCGCTGAGGCGAGAGGCATAGTCACCTTCATGACGACTCTAGGCTTCGAGGACACAATGTCCGCACTAAACGCTGATGGCGGTGAAGTAGGCTTGATCCAGGCTTATGACTCGCAGTTCAAAGGCGCTGCCGGCGATATCGTTCGTCTTTTTACCGGCTTAACTCGGGCGACTCCGCCCGCTTGACCATAAAATTTTCCCGCCAATAATTTCTATTTTGGCGCCCTCTGCCATCCTGTACGGGCCGCTGAGTGCATATTCAGCGCGCCCATCCTGCACATCTACTTCGACCGGCTCGCGTTCAGGGTTAGTGAAACCTTGGCGCCAAGCGATTACCGGGCTGAACTGATCACTCTTTTGCATACCCACTCCTACGGCCATGCCGCGTCATGTTGGTTGTTTTGCATCTTTGTGCCTGAGGATCAGGCGCGTTCTGTCATACCAAGGGCCGCCGTAGACGATAATCTCGGATGGTCTGCCGTACAGGTGGTGCAACAGGAACGGGCCTGGACCGAACGCGCCCGACTCTTCTCCTGGTAGCGCCGGATCAGCGCCCAGGTAAATCCCGGCATGGTTGGGGTGAACCGTCCGGCCAACCTGCATAACGATCATGTCGCCGCGCTGCGGCCGGTCGACGCGCACAAAGCCAGCGGCCTCGTAGTTCGCCTCGTATAGGCTCGCGCTTTCAGCACTCTCCCACCAGCCGTCAGTGCGCTGGAAGGCCTGGAACTCAATCTCCCACTCCCGTTGATACCAATCAGCGCAAACCTGCCAGCAGTCCCAGGCGCCGTGAACAAACGGTCGCTTGAGCAGCGGCGTGCTGCCGGTTGGTGTGATCGTGCGCAAGTCGCTCTCGGGCCACGACAGGATATGCCAGGGCAAGGCCGTGGCCTCGCACATGGCCAGGTCGTGCGGTGACGGCCTGCTGGTGGCGTCCGGATGCGAGTGAACGATCCCGATCACCTCGCCCAAATCTTCCGCAGTGGCGTAATCCTCGGGATCAAGCCGAAACTCTTCGTTCGGCTCCGTGGCGATATTTCGGCACGGGAAGTACTTCTGCGCCCGCCCGACGATCAGCAGCAGACCGCAGCACTCTTTCGGGTACTGGGCTGCGGCGTGCGCCTGGATCGCGGCGATGATGTGTTTGCGCATGGTCAGCTCCTCGCGATCAAGCTGACGGCGGGGAATCCACCGAAACTGAGCTCGTTGTTCTCGCCAAAGCGCAACTTGCAGGACGACAGGCAGCCTTTGCACTGATCCTTGGCAGGGTCATCCGTGGGGTTGTCCTCGTCATCGAACATCGCTGTCCCCGTATAGTTACAGTCAGGGCCTCTGTACCCCCCCGTCATGGCCCAGTGACAGAAGGTAGTCATCTGGCGCCCAGGCAGTCCGTGGTTATCGATCTCGCCCGGAGAGGAGAGGTCCCAGACCACAGCTTCACTGTCCTCGCTGGTTTTCTGGTCGATGTACCAGATCTCCAGCACTTCCTGGGTCGGGTCTGCGGTCGGGTTGCCGTCGGGGAAGTTGGCCGCATCCAGGTACTGGGCCAGGGTCTCGCGAACCGTCAGCTTGAACTTGAGCATGTCCTCGAAGGCCAGGCACAGCGCCGTGACTCGCCCGTTCACGTTACCGGCGGCGAATGTCGGCCGTGAGGCAGTGCCGTCGCTACTCGAGGAAATCCCCTCAATCTGCACCGGCCAGGCCGCGTACTCCTCTCCCTGCCACCAGATCGACTTCGCCGGCAGATCCTCTTCCAAATGCTCGTAGGCCAGCAGCTCTTCAGGTGTGTGCGGAATGGCATGCCCGTGGAAGCGCAGGTAATCCGCGCCGTACTCAGTCCCGTCAATTTCAAACAGGCGAATCTCGCCACCGGGCTCCAGCTTCTGGATGTCCGTGATCAGTGCCATTGATAGGCCTCAGGGATGAAAGGTTTGCTTGAAGGTCGCGGTGATGGCGTAGACCTGACCGCCACGGTGAACCGGTTTGTAGCCGTTGCACTTGTAAAGGCCAAGCTCGCCCAAGGGCGGCTCCCATAGAAAACCCTTGGCGCCCTTGTGCCGATCGAGGAAGGCCTTGATTTCCAGAACGCGAGCTTTGGCGCCGGTGAACGTGAGCGGCCAGGATTGGGACTGGTTATTGAGGCCGTCTTCGACCGACTGCTCGTATCCATCGCCGAACTGCTTGGTCCGGACGCGCTGGGTCACATCACCCTCCGCGCCCTTCTCCGTTGCCCAGGTGAATCGTTCGATTGCCATCAGCGCCCCTTGATTGCTTTGTTGATGACGCCGCCCTGGCCCATGTCCTTGTTGCGTAGCTGCTGATACTTCTGCTCAACAAAAGCCGCCAGCTCCTTGCCAAACATGTCGTAGCCAGGCGCGTCGGCGGAGGACGATGCGTTGCCATCCCCGTCGATATGAACCTCGACATTGATCTGTGTTGCTCCGGCCCCGCCACCGCCCATGGCCATAACGCCGAGCTTGCCGCTGGACGTTCGGGTCAGCGGCATGATCGCCTCCGGACCGGCCTCACCAGCGATACCCATGTTGCCGTTTGCCATGCCAAACGAGGTTGGCTTGCTGACGATGGTGTTGGTGAACGCGCCGCCGTCGGCGAACATCTGCACGCCGCCCGACCAGGCGCCGCCCATGGCTTGCGGGAAGTAGCTGCCGGAGTAGCCCCCCGCTGAAGCGCCAAGGTTGGAAGATGCAGCGCCAGCAGATCCGGCCGCCAGTCCGTTGCCGCCGGCGGCACTGCCGCCGAAGTAACTCGCCGCCGCACCCACCAGGCTGCCCAGTAAAGCGGAACTGGCCTGACGTGTCGCAATGCGCGCCATGTCCGCCAAAATCGACTTGGTGAAGTCCGCGAACGACGCTTTGCCTGTAACGGCGAAGTTGACCAGCGAATCCTCCATGGAGCTGAAGGCGTTGCCGAACAGGCTTTTCGTCTGGCCGGCAATGTTCCGCGCCGAATCCAAGTAATTGTCCCAAGCTGCCGTCGCGCCCTTCGTCCAATCGCCCTGGGCGGCTTCCACATCCGCGTAGTTCTGCCGGATCTGGTCAGTCGCCGCCTTGTTCGCATCGGCGAGCGCCTGGGATTTACGCTTGAACTCTTCCTCCGACATGTTCCGCGACGGGTCGGACTTCTGGTTGGCCAACTCCAGGGACTGCTGAGCAAACCGGTCTTGCTGGCTGTTCAGTTCGCCGCTGAGCGCGTTTTGGCGATCACCCTGACCCACGCCGAGAACCGCGCGCTGGCCGGCAAGCTCCAGAGCTCGCTGTTGCTGCCCCAGCGCCTGCACGTAAGTGCTGATCGCGCGTTCTTGTTTGGCCAGGCGCCCGGTCTCGTTGGTCGCCAGAACTTCAAGCTGGCTATCAGTGTCCTTCTGCGCTTTGACCATCCCTGCACGCGCGTCAGCGATCTTCTGGTCGAGCTGGATACTTTGCGCGGCAGTGGTGGACTTCTTGCCCTTGGCGGCCTCCAGAGCGGATATCTCGGCCTCGTAGGCTGCCGTTACCTGGTCGCGCTCATTACCGATCAGGGCTTGGCGCCGCAACAGGTAGTCTGCCTCTGAAATAAGCCCAGCCTTTTGCGCTGCGTCCAACTGCTTTTGGTAGTTTTTGTAGTCGGTAGCGATGGCCGCGAGGTTGTTCTTCGCGTCATTGAAGCCGGTCAGATCCACGCTGCCGGCAGCAACCGCGGGGTCTTTGTTCTTGTCTTTAATGTTTTGGATCGTCTTAGCCACATAATCTGGCTGGACGAGCGGACTGTCCGGGTTTGCTTTGCGGAGATTCTCGACTGATCGCTGGTAATCTTTGATCAGCTTATTGCGCTTCTCGGCATTGGTCAGGTTTGAATCGCTGATTGCCTTGAGCTTCTGCTCGGCCTCAATCCCTTCCTGCTGAACACGCACCTGATCCTCTTGGGCTTTGGTTCGCTGACCGCCAACAAAGACCATAAGCTGGAGCTGATACAGCTCCTTCTCAGAAGCGGCGAGTTTCTTTTTGGCGTCAGTGTCATCCGGGTCAGCTTTGAGCACGCTTCGAGCATAAGCCGCGCTTTGGGTAAGTTCAGCGATCCTTTTGGCCGGCCCTTCATCGCGACCAATATTTTTTATCGCGTCGAGGGACTTCTTGGCCTCATCCGTGATGCCTTTCCACGCCCTTTCGATAGTGCCGAGATTCTGAGTGATCTCCCCAGCCCTGCCCTTTACGGTGTCGGCGTAAGTGTCGGTCAAGAGCTTCGCTGCACCAATGGTGTCGCCCTGCTCCTTAAGCGCAACAATCTGTGAATAAACCGAGGCGGTCAGGAAGTGATACTGATCATTCAGAGACTTCGCAGCAGCAACTGGGTCCTCAGCAATCTTGACGAACTCCGCTACCGTCGCGTCTACAGACTTCCCCGTCGCTTTCTCCATCGCCAAGGCGGCTTCTGAAATTTCAACGAAGCTCGCGCCCGCAATCTTTCCGTTACCCGCCAGAGTCGCCAGCACTTCTGCAGCTTGGCCAGTAGTGCCCACCGTCGCACTGATCTGCCGCGCCATATCGCTCAGTTGACCGGCACTCACCCCTGCGTAGTTGCCCGTAAGGATCAGTGATTTGTTGTAATTGTCCTGCTCTTCGCTGCCTTTGTAGTACGCATATGCAAGTCCGCCAACAGCGGCTGTCGCCAAAGCAATCGGACCCAGAATGGCGAGCAATCCAGCGGCGCCTGCTCCAGCTCCAGCACCCAGCTGAGCAACAGCACGCACGCCGCTACCCCAGTCGCCCGAGGACAGCGCATTACCCAACTGAACAACGTTTTCCTGAGCTTGCCGGGTGCCAAGGCGAAGCTTGTCGAAACCGGTATTGGTTTTTTCGAGCTTTGCGTAATCCTTATCGATATTGCTCAGAGCCTTGTTGTAATCCTCTTGGCTTAGGCGCCCAGCATCCAGATGTTTACCGAGCTGCTCAACCTGGGTGTCCAGCTTTGCCAGCGCTGCACGGGCCGGGTCAACCGCTCCAAGCAGGCTATTCAGCGCCTTCTGCTCGTCCATCGCAGACCTGGCCAAGGCCACCTGCTGCTTGTCGAGCTGAGCGGAGATTTTCGCTGCCTCGGCCTCGCCATAGGCGCCGGTCTTGGTCAGCTTGGCGAGAGCGTCACGCTGCTTTGCCAGGTCCTGGGTGGTTTTAGCGCTGGTAGACAGCGACTTTTCCAGCGCCTGCATTTCGTTCATCAGCGAAACGGCAGACTGCTCGGCACGGCCGCCAGCCTTCGCCATCTCATCGAAACTTGTTTTCGCCTCGATTGCATCGGCCGAGTCGATCTTGACGCCGAGTTCTGCAATGTTCATCGACTCACCTTGAATAAGTGCCCGTGGTTACGGGCTGTTTTCCCTTTCCTCCGCCATGACGCGCAGGGCTTCGCCTTCCAGCACCTGAAGGTCAGGGAAGATTTCAGCGAGTTTCTTTTTCTTGATTCCGAGGAGCCCGGCCACGTCGCGGATGCAGTTGTAATCGAGGCCGATCGCGCCGCCGGCGCCCGCCCTCCACTGAGTCGACATCCGGTTGAACAGGAAGAACGCCGGCCAGTTGCAGGGCCATACCTCGGTCACCTCTTCAAGGTCACCCGGGGAAAGCCCAAACAGCCCCATCAGTTCAGCAGGTGCCGCCGGCGCATAGAGTGCACGGGCGGCGTCTGTCAGTTTCCCAGGCGGGCCTGGCTGAATGCGTTCTGGTAGGCGTTCACAACTGCCTCAGCAGCGCCCTGGCAGGACTTCACCAATGCCAGGATGCTCTTATCGTCGAACTTGTCATCGAAGCCCCAGCCGACCACCAGGTCCTTGATCTGCTGCGCTTGCTGCTCAGTGTCAGCGGCTACGATTTCGGAAAGCGTAGGCTTATCGCCGAGGGCGGTCTGTGCCTCGTCGCGCTTCAGGGTCCATTCATCGAACAAGGCGGCAAGCCCTGGACGATCCCGATACTTAAAGGTGAACTCGATTTTCTCGGGCTCGCCCCCAACGATGGGGATCGACACGAAGGCCTTGAACGTCGGGTTTTGGGCGATTCTGATCTTTGCCATGGGTTATGCCACCGCAGTCAGGTAACGGGTCGGTTCGCCCTGCAGCGCCAGGTTCACGGTCCGGGTCAGCAAGTTGCTGCGAGACACAGTCGGCTGGTTGGAGAACGAGGTGAAGGCGCCGTAGAACAGCGTGTCGTTGCCCGGCAGGTTCAGGCGCGCGGCCTGAATGGTCTGACTGGCATCCGCCGCACGCAGAATGGCGTTGAACGCCTGGCCCGGGTCGTCAGCAATGGTAAGTGCCAAGCTCGCGGCAGCCTTGTCAGTCGGCATCTGGCGACCCTGTTTGTCTTCCAGAAACACCACATCCAGGTAGTTCTGGGTTCCGCCTGCGAAAGCCACATCGGTGATTTGCGGAATCTGTACCCAGGTCAGAACCTTTTTCAACGACCCGATGCCAGAGCCTGTCGGGTAAACCTGCAGGTCCGTGGTGTCGATACCTTCAAGGGTGATGGCGGCGGCAGTGGCAGCTTTCACGCGCACAACGCGGTTGCCCAGGCGAGTCCAGCCAGAGGTGACAATCACGATATCGCCAGCAGCCAGCGTACCGCCAGTTACGGTGGCCACGGCCTCGGCCGCATTGCTCAGCGCCGTAAATGGGATGTCCGGGCCATAGGTGGCACCGTGCTGGAAGGTGCCGCCGTCCGGAATTTTGTAGCCCATGGGTATTTCCTCTTTGCAGATGTGAAAAAACCCGCTCAATGGCGGGTTCGTGGGTTTGCCCAATGGGCGGGATCAGTTGGTGTCGGCTCGGTACAAAAACGAGACCGGGACGGTGTAGGTGGAGTCGCCGGTGATGCCGGGGCCCTGGTCGACCGGCGACATCGTCACCGCGGTGACCGGGCCCTTCGTGTCCCTGGCGTACAGCGGGAACAGATCGGTCAGCTCAGTTGCTATAGGGTTCGTCTTGGTCTTTCCCGTGCCCGCCGGTGCGATGATGCTTGCCTGGAATACGCCGGTGAACAGTCGGTGATCGCCACCGAGCGTATTGCTCGCGGTATCGCCCGGGATAGTGAAGGCTCGCAGGTAGGTCTCGCCCTCCGCCGGCGTGTAGGCCGTGTTCTCGAACACGATCTTCAGCTTCTCCGACCTGGCAGCGCTCCAGGCGATCAGCTTTGCCTCGTAGATCGAAGCGATGATTGCGTGACTCATACCTGGTTGTTCCTGATGGCCTCCAACACAATCTGCTGGAAGCGAGCCACGGTTACCCGGACCATTCCAGATGGCGCTTGGCTTGAGTGTCCAAATTCCAATGGAATTGCATAGGGCAAGTTGTTGATGATGTAGGCCATCTGGCCGGCGGTGAAATCGCTCATCGCGGCCACCAGTGCGGCAGTGGTTTCGGCGCCGCTCGGGTCTACCTCGTCGAAGGTGACGCTCTCGACCACGCCCAGCGAAATGTGCCAGTTCGCACGGAACCGGCCGCCGATGTAGCCTTCGGGCGCCTTGATGTCCATGCCGTCGTTGAGCTTGCGGCCCTTCTTGAGCCTGCCACCCTTCGTGAGGTTTTCCGGGTCACTGCGCAGCGCGCTATTGTGGTCGTCGACGGCCTTGTTGTACTGGTTCGCCGCTGCGTTCTGCGCCCAAATCTCCGGGTTACCCACGGGAGACATGCGGATCAGGCTGCTGCCGACTTCGATGATGATCTCGCGCACACTGGCGTCGATGGCTTCACTGGTCTGCGCGGCGAACTCAGCCAGGCTCAGGGCGAAGCTACCGGACTGTCCGGCGCTTTTACTTGCCATGTCACTTCCTCAACTGAGCTGTCCACGTTGCATCAGCGGGGTCCGCAGACACGTTCATCACCCGCAATCCATTGACGATATCGCCAATGGCCGGGGCAGCCGGTACCACCGTCGGAACGCCGGCCTCCGACATGAAAAGCTCGTTTTGCAGCACCAGCAGCTTCTTGTCGGTCGTCTGGATGAGGGAGCCGTCGATTTCCTTGGACAGGTAGCTGCCCAGAACACCGCGCCCCGTGTAAGTGACGGTGGTATCCGGCGTTTCGCCACCCAGGTCGGGGTCATATTCGCCCGCAATCTTGCGCACGCCCGTCACGGGCTTAACCGCGTCGGCCAGCCCATCAGGGTCGTCGAACGACTCGGCTAATTCAGCCTGGATCTCTTCGCGCATGCCCACGGTCAGATCCTCTTCAGCATCATCACGCCGGAGCGCTTGATCCACGGCTCCAGCAAGGACAGGGCGAAGTTCACGCCAGCCGACTGATCGATAGAGCCTGCCACGTAGGTTTTGCTCACCGATGTGCCGGACTGAGCCGAGACCGTCTTGCTCTGCACTTCCTTCTGCGTTGCCGTGTACAGCTTGCCCGCCGCCGCCTCTTTGGCGACCTGGGCGCCGGCTGTTTTGATCTCGGCAGGAACCGGATCGGGAACAGCCCGCTTAATCTTGGCTGTGAGCCAGGCGTTGGCCATGGTCACAGCAAGGACCGGATCACCGGTGCCGGCCCAGTCAGGACCGAGCTGGGCGTCAACATCGGCGACGGTGATGAAATCGGTCATGTGCTTGTCCTTATTCCGCTGGCACCAGGCCCTGCAGGTCTTCTTTCTTGGCGGACGGGTCGAAGGCAATGCCCTTCTCGGTCAGCCATTCTTTCAGCTCGGGGACCTTCATTTTCAGAGGGTCGGTTTCTTTGCTCTCTGGCTCCTTGCCGTCGGAAACCTTGATGCCGGCGGCCTGGTAAGCATCGAAGATATCCGGTACATCGCCATCGACCACCACCTCGGTAGCGGACCCGATGACACCGAAGAATTCGCTCAGCAGCCGGTAGCACACGCCGCGCTCTTTGCCCGGCTTGTCCGTGTAGATCACTTTCATAAATCACCTCAAAAGCATCCCGGCGCCATACGGGCGCCAGGCTGTGTGGGCCGAATTACGGCGTGGTGGTACCGCTGATGACAGCGGCGAACGGAACCTGCTTGCGGCTGAACACGCGCTTCCAGTTCGCAGCGGCGGCGTATTGCGTGGAGGTCGGGCTGAGGTTCTGAGCCTCGGAACCCTTCCAGCTGAAGCCGGCAGGCTGGAGGATGTAGGTCTTCCGCTCCCACAGCACTTCGGCACCACCACCGTTACCACCGCCTGGTTTACGCTCCAGTTCTACCGGCACCTTCGGCGTGCCTTCGCCGTAGCCGAAAGCGCCCTGGCCGAAGAACACAGACAGGTACTTGCCCGCGCCATACACCAGGGCATCATCCATGAACACTGGCTTGCCGAGGTAGGTGGCCAGGATGATCTTGCCGTCAGAGTCACGCAGGTACTCGATGAGGTCTTGCTTGACCATCTGGTTCATCACCACCGAGTGCACGCCGATCGCGCCGAACTGGTCGGCCGCATCACCAGCGGTGAACGCAGCGTCCTGGAAGGCGTTCGCACTGATGGTTGCGCCCGCGTCAATGACCATGTCACCACCGTTGTTCGCGATGTTCGAGGCGATGATGCCGCGAGACGCGCCCAGGGTGTAACGCTGCCACTGGCGGGTCCAGTAGGTGCCGAAGCGGTTGCGGATCTGCTGCTGAGGCTCGCTGTTCGCCAGTTCAGCGGTCAGGTCAGCCACTCCGTAGCCTTTGTTGAGGTACAGAACCCGGGCACGCATGCTGTCCTGGGTAACCTTGCCGACTTCGCCCTGGTCGTTCGGGTCGTCGTTGCTGATGTTCGGCGCTTCATCAGCATTCAGGTCCTGCCAGTAGCTGATCTCGGCGGTGCCTTGGCTGCCGGAGGCGATCGCGTCCAGTACCGGGGAGCGAGTCACGATGCCCGACTCGTACACAGCGGTCTTTTCCGGGCTATTAACCGGTGCCAGGGAGGCGTAGTAATCGCCGACGAAGATGTCGGTCAGTTGGGTAGTTGCCATGGATTAGGTTCCTTTGGTGGCCTGGATTTTCTTGAAGAGCTCAGGGTTGTCACGGGCGATCGCAGCGCGCTCGGTTTCCGTGTACTCGCCCCACTTTTTCGTGGCCTTGCCACCTTGATCGCCGGTCGGACCGGCACCCTGAGCCCTTGGCCACAGGTGTGTTGCTGTTTCACGCAGAGATTCCGCCCATTCGAACGGCGACAGCGGGGTTTTCCCGTCCTTCCCGTAAACGACCTCGCCGTCACGGTCGGTGGCAATCGCCTCGCCGTCTTCACTGAGTTTGAAAGTGCCCCGGGCGCGCAGGATGATGTCCTCGGCGGCCTCGGGGAGCGCGCCGGCCTTGATGGCAGCAGCACGGATGGAATCGGCCAGCACCTTGTCGCTGTACTTGTCAGCAAAGGCCTCAGCCTTGTCGGCGCGAGCCTTCTCGGCGGCCAACTTGGTGTCGTAGTCGGTGCGCAGGCGCTCGGTACGGCGGGTGATGACTTCGTCCAGCTTGCCCTCGGCAATCAGCTTGGTTTCCTCATCCTGGCCAACCTTAGTCAGCAGGCCCTTAACAGCTGCGATGTCCAGGCCTTCGAACTGGGTCTTGAAGCCGTCCAGTTCCGTTTTAGTGGTCCGTAGCGAGCCAAGCAGCTCGGTGTTTTTGTTCTTGAGGCCCAGGGTCGCAGCCTCGACATCTGCAGCAATGGCGGTCTGAACTGCCGGGTCTTCAAGATCAATCTGGTTTTCGTCTGCCACTTGGTGCACCCCTTGGGTTTGGTCGGCCCGCTTTGCAGGCATAAAAAAACCCCGGCATGGCCGAGGCTTGGAATTTGCTAATGTTCTATCCTGATGGATAAACACTCACATGAATAAAGGATCAAAAATGAGCGAAGGAAAATTCACTCTACCTCAGGAAGACTTCGCCAGATGCTTCATCAATGGTTGGATTGTCGACGGTCGTGACGGTGGACTTATCGTCGGAAGGCGGCACCTTGAGGGCCACATCCTTATGTTTCAGCCCGCTGGGGAGCTTGGTGAGTTTGAGCAGTTCGGCTTTGTTGAGGGTGGAGAGTATTTGATGAGCAAAGACGCTACTGAACTCCACTTCGACCGGCTCCTAGAAATCAACTCCGACAAATCGCCCTGCGACATGGATATTGTGTATTCCGCTGATAGCCAAATCATCAACACCAGAGCCGAACCGCATGACAAGTTTCTAATCGTACATCGTCAGTTCATCATCAACAGAGAGGCGACGAAGCGTCACTTCAAAGAGTTACAGGAACTGAATCTGCCAAATCGACACTATCGTGGGCGAGTCCTCACCGATGAGACGATCGAACTCATTACAACTCCCGGCTTCGTACAATACTGAGCCCGCGCATGACCAGGTAATCCGCGAACTGCGTCCTGCTCGGCGCATAGGGCGGCGGTCGCATTCGCAAACCGGGCGTATCGCGATTGAGCCGAGTGCGCCGACCATTGGGCTCATTGCAATGCGTCGGCTCTTCGATCTGGAATCCCTGCTCGGCGGCGTACAGCTCGACCGCCAGCCGTACCTGTCCCCACTCAAGCTCAAAGGGCACGAACGTCTCGGATAGCGTCTGGTATTCGATCTTGCAGTCACGCCGGGGCCAGGCCATTGCCTGCTCAGGATTGGCCTTGCGACCCTTCCACTGGCGACCGTTGATGTCGGCCGCGGCGCGCAGCAGCAGTTCGACCTGGTCAGCCTCTGCTTCAGGTATCCGGAACCCGTAGTAGTCGCGGTAGAAGGTCAGCTTCTCCAACGGCACGAAGCTATTCGCGTCTGGCCTGCCCTTCCCATCCTCAACAATGATCTGCATGTGCTATCTCAACCTGGTTGAGCGCCGAGTGTAACGCCTGCTCGGGTGAACATGTCAGGCTCTGCATCCTTCAGCTGCGCCAGGGTCAGCGGCTTGAACGACTTGTCGAGCTGCAGCTTGGCAAACTTCTCCGGATTCAGCCCGCCATCGCGGAACAACTTGCCCCGGACCGGCCCAAGAGCATGGTCTTGGAAGCTCGCCGGTTGCGTTGCCAGCCACTCGTAATAATTCAGGCCGGCGTCGACCTGTGCCCCGCCGTTATCGCCCACCGAAGCGCGCGTAGCGTCCTTAGCGAACATCTCCGAAAGCCTGGTGGTCGGAACCGTGGTTGAGCGGCACTTGATGTGCGCCGGTGGCAGCGGACCTTTGCCCAGATCGAAACGCATCCCATCCAGGCCCTTGCATTGCTGCGAGGTCTTTCGGTCGAGCGTCGACACCCAGCGATATCCCAGCACCACGTCACTGTTGGCCTTCAGCGTCTCCATTCGTGCCGTGGTGGCTACGTGCTGGATTGCCGTCTGCACCACGGCGGCAGCATTGCGGTTGCTCACCGCCAGGACGCCGTCCGTGAAGTTCTGCGCCGCGGTACCGCGAATCGCCTGGATGATCTGGGCGTTGGTCTGGCCCTGGCCGAAGCCGAGCCGGATGGTGTTCGTGACGCGCATCGTCTCGGTCCGCGTCCAGCCACTGACGAAGCTCTTCAGCAGCTTCCCACCGTCGATGCCCTTCACCTGCAGCGGATAGGAGAACACCGCCGCGCGGATCACCGTGTTGGTCGGCACCACCGCGTCGATGGAGAGCGCGTTGCTCAGGCTTTTGGCCTCAAAGCTCGACTCATACAGCGCGATGTCGACCAGATCGGCCTGCACCAGGTCACCGTAGGCCTTGTAGATCTCCAGCAGCTTGCCGTCCACCCGGGCTAGGAATTGCTCAAGGCGGTCCCGGCTGTAGGTGGTCAGCTCCTTGCGAGTGAGTTGCTCCCGCACCAGCTTGTCGATCTGGCGCAGGTACTTCTCGAACTTCTTGACCTCGCCGGCCTTAAGTCGCTCCAGCATTACCGAGTGGCGGGTCGTCTGCTCCAGCAGTTGGCTGTCCGCCTGCATCAGGTTTGTCGATGGCATCGTCTTTGTCCAAGTTGATGCCGGCCGAATCGCGCTCATCGCTGATCAGGTCGGCTTCGTCTTCATATGGGCGGTCCGGCAGCTTGCCGGTGGTGAGGTACTGCCAGTAGGTATCGGCGCTGATCGTGCCGGCCATCACGCCCTTGAGCAGCTCGGCGAGCACCTGGGCGTCGACCAAAGGTGTTACGAATTCGGGATTCACCTTGAACTTGACCTGTTTAGGGTCGTATCCCTTCCACTCGGCGGCGTATCGCAAGCCCTGCTCCACCGCCTCGGCCACTGTGATGACGATGCTGTGCAGCGTGGCGTGCTGATCGTTCTGGCGTGTTTTGCGCGCCTCGCCCGACTCGGTGCCGGCTACATCCATGACCTTGGCACCGGCCTCAAGCGCCGCGTTCTTCTGGTCATCCATGGCTTTGCGGTTGGCTTCAATGCCGGTGCCCTTGAATTCAAGGTATTCAGCCTTTCCGTTCGGCCCAAGATCCCAGGCAGCGGATGGACCGGTTACGCTCAGCTCCACCGACTCATCCAAACCCGACACCCACGGCTGCGGATGACTGGTCTGATGCAGAGAGCTGAAATAGTCAGCACTGATCTGATAGGACTTCAACGCGGCCCGCGCCATGGTGAGCAGTGGCACCTCGTCTACGTCCGGTGAATTGTCAGTCGAGCCGCAGTAGATGACGGGCAAATAGGACAGGCCTTTGACGAGACGGTTGTCGGTACCTGTGGTGCCCAGCGGGCGTTCGTCGTCGACCAGCTCGCCAGCCTCGTTGCGCACGGCCGTGTAGCAGACCTCGCCCAGCATGAAGAACTCACGAAATACCGTGTCACAGTCATGGCTGTAGCGATCGCCGCCCTTCTTGCGGAACTCGCGAAACACCGAAAGGACCAGGTCCTGCCGCCCACCTTGATCAGCCGTGTCCCAGTTGATCGCGTTGCGCGTCGCGTAGGTGGAAAAATACGGCTCGCCGCTATCGTCGATGTTCACCACCAGTGGCACCCGGCCGTGCGAGATAGCCTGGCGCACCATGCGGAAGAACAACTGCTTCAGGCCGAAGCCGTCTGCCGTCGCGTTGTCTTCCAGCCCCTTCAGTCCGCCGGGCAGCTCGATCTCCGGAATCAACCGGGAAACCAGGCCCATCATCGACCGCAGCGAGTCGCGCACCCAGTGTTCGTACTGGGCCCGGTTCGTGTAGTTCTCGTAGAGGTACTTGTTGCCGGCGCCGTCGAGTTTTTCAGCCTCGACCATACCGCTCGGCTTGGGCAGGTTGCGCTCGTTGCGCTTAACGGCGCACTCACCCTCGAGCGCGTCGTCCATCATCTCCCACTCGGCGATGTGCGCGTCGTAGTCGGGGTTTGTAGATTGCACTGGCATCAGGCCAAGCCTCCAATTCGGCGTGTTCCGCCTGTGCGTTTGATGCACGGCCACTCAACGTCGATGCAATAGCCAATCGCCGTGGTGATGTGCTGGTAGTCGTTTTTCTGGTCTTCTTGGAAGGTCGAGCCCATCTGAAGCTGAACCGTACTCAAGCCCTTGTGGCACCAGGGCGCGGTAACTGGGTTGATGAACAAGCTGGTTTCGCCTGAGGCGGTCAGGATCTTCGCCCGGACGGCGTTCTGCCGATCCTTGATAGATGGGTGCGCCGGCTTGACCTTGCGCGTGTACGTCCAGCCATTGGCCTTGAGTACGCCTTCAATGTCGGTGTAGTCGGATGCGTGACCGTGCTTCTCGCCCGCCTTGCCCGCCGGGTCACCGTAGATCAGCACATGCTTGTTCTTGTGATCCTTGAACTTGTCCACGAACTCCGCAGCCGACTGCTTCGATACCGCGCTGATCAGCACGATCTCATCGAGCAGATAGAGGTCTTTGCCTTCGTTGCGCCGTACACCTATCGCGGATGATAGGGGCGTGAAGTTCTGGTCGTGCATCCACATCAGCTGCTCATGCGGCTCAATGGCTGCATTAGTAGTGTTCGCCTTGCTGTAGTCCTCGTAGATCCGGCCAGATGCCGTTTCGAAAGAGGCTTCAAATTCCTGCTTGAACTGCTTGGCCGACATGGCCCGCTTCATTGCGTCCATTACATCAGCCGGAAGAATCTCGGCCGACTTCCAGTGGAACACCCGGAAGTTCGGGTCGTTGCCCGACTCCGCCTGCATGCACAGGTCGTAATAGTGGTTCAGGCCGTCAGGTACACCGAGCAACCAGCACCAGGCCCGGTAATCCGGCATGGTTGGGTTGACGGTGTTCAGCGCCGGGAGAATGTTTGCCTCCCATGCGTCCGGCTTGATGTCGGCGAATTCGTCAATTCCCCCGCCAGTCCACGGGATGCCCTCGATCCGCTGTGGCTTGTCCAGTCCGATGACGTGTATCTCGCTACCGTTGTCCAGGTAGATGATCAGGTCCGACTCAGAAGGCCGGCGACTGTGCATGCAGCAGAGCGTGAAGGCCTTCAGGTCATCCCAGAAGATCTTCTTGGCCTGGGCGTGCGTCGGCGCAGCGGCAAAGTACATCCCGGTGTAGGCCGATGCCTGCTTCACAAGGAAGCGCTTGAACCGTTCGGTCTTACCGCTACGGCGACCAGCAGGTACCAAGGGGAAGCGAATTCCGTCCGATACGGCGGCAACCAATGCGAGCTGTACAGGATGATCCTTGAGTGGGTACCAGCGAGACAACTGCCGATCCAACATCAGGTTGCCGGTGTTGGTGATCATGACGGTAGTCTCGCAATCAGATCAGCCAGTAGCTGGGCGTTGGAGTTGCCGCCGCCCTTCTCTATCAGCTTGAGTTCTGCGCGGCGCTTCTCGACCTCAAGGCGCTTCAGCTCCTCATCAAGTGGCGAGGCAGACTTGTCAGAGAACATCCCCAGGTGCTTGGCCACCTTGTCGAGCGCAGCCAGCTGATCGTGCATTTTGATCTCGAAGCCTTCCTTGGTCTGCTTCACGCCTGCATACAGTGCCAATGCTGCTTGGCTTACATGGCGCGAGTCATGAGCATGGACAGATCCAAACCCCTCCCCTCTGCATTTTGGGCACTTGGGGTGCGGCCGTATCGTTGGGTCAAACCCAAATCCCCCGTCTTCCGACACATCTTCAGGGTCGGCTTTATCAGATACTGCCTTGAGCAGTTCCTCTTCATCCTTCCACTGGTACTGATGGTCAATACCGAAGCAATGGCGGCAACACCCACGACGATACTCGATCAGCTCATTGGGATTAGCGGTAGCGATCATCCATAGACGCTCAAGCACCATTTCCTGAGTGATGGCAGCCTTCTGGCCTCTTGCAGTCATGCGATCTTCGATAACGGATTGAACATTAGGTTTTCTAAGGTTCTCTGCTGCAATGACTGCTGCCGTCTTCTTGCTGTAACCCGCACGAATAGCGGCCTGCGTTGCATTCAGGTCTTTCAGGTACTCGTCGACGAAGCGCTGCTGTTTTGCTGTCAGCGCCATAGGGATTCCTTGAGACTTTGGTGCCTCGCACGTTTAGGTTGTCAGTTGTCTGTATCGAGCAGCACATCAATCAGCTTCTGCTCACCCAGGCGCATGGCACCGAGGCATTGCAGGTCGTCGCACTTAGGGCCGAGGCCGAACACGGTCACCTCTCCCTTCGCGCCGATCAGCGTCAAGGCGCCCACCGTGCATTCGGGATGCGTGCCAGCGTCGAGGTCATCGGCGATCTTGCGAAGCGTCTTGGCGGCATCGCGCCAGTCCTCCCGCTTGATCTCCAGAACCTTGACGGTCATTTGGTCACCTGCTGCAGCCACTCTTCAATGATCCGCTTCACCACGGGCTCAGTGAGAATTGAGGAAGGTTGGTCGCCGTCGATCACCGATTGCACCAGGGCGTGCGGAATTACGTGGGCGCCATCGCTAGCTACCACCATCAGGTGCGGGCGTTGGTCGGCGATGTCATGGACGCTTGCAGTCATTGCGTCACCATCTGGTGTGTCTGTGCGTGTGCGTGACCGTGGAGCAATCCAACGATCATGCCTTGAGGCAGTCCGGCAGCCTTGGCAGCGTCCACGGCTTCGGCAATGGCCTTGTCGAGAGCGCTTACCGCAGCGTTGATGTTTGGGCTCATTGGCAGCGCGTGCCGCAGGCGGGTGACGTTGCTCACGTGTTGTGCCCTTCCAGCGGCTGAGCAAAGGTGAACTCCAAGCCGTCATTGGGGTAGTAAGTGGAGTAGGTGGCATTCTGGAGGGTCACGCCATCGACCAGTACTTCGGCAGCAGCATCACCATACTTGGCGATCAGTGCAGCCTTCAGGTCATCCGCAGACAAGGTGAGCCGGATGTCGTTGAAGTGAATCAGCTGTTTCTTGATGCTCATGGCGAAACCTCATACTGGAATGCCCGATCAGCAGGAATGGCCGTAACAAACCGGCACCGGTGAGCATCGAACCCTTCCCGGGTCGCAATGGTGCGCTCATACCGGGAGTTCGTCTTGCCAGTGAACCGCTCACGGTGAACGACCACACCCTCACGCAGGAACTCGACTTCAGCCGATCCCAAGAGCTTTGTTACGATTACTTTCATAGCGTCACACGAAGCTAAAGGCCGCCACTGACAGGACGATGATCACAAGCGCGATCCCGCCGAACAGGGTGACAGTCTTGGAGGAGTTGGTATTCGAAGCCATGGCGATGCCCTCGGCGCATTCCGCGCCACAATTTTGGAATTACGAAAACGTGGCGCGGATTACTTGCTCTGGCTGCGGACGATCTGCGCATCAACCTGGTCAGCGCAGGTGTCCAACAGCCGAACCGCCTTGTCTTTCAGCTCCCACACGTCGCCATTGAGGCGAAGGTCTTCATCGCTGTCGTCGATGCGCTCGCATGGGATCAGCTCAGGGGCTTCAATCCTTATGGCCTGGGTCTTTGTCACCACCGCCGGCTTTGCCGCGCAGGCCGTCAGGAAGAGGCTGAGCAGCCCAGTCACGAACAGGCTTGCTGTTGCGCTTGAGGTTTTCAAAGTTCTTCTCCGCCTTCTCGGCTTTGTCCTGGCTGACCTTGAGGCGCTTTGCCAGGTCTGCCTGGTATTCAGCATTACGCTTTGCTTCAGCGCGCAGCGTAGTGATGGTCGCCTGGCTTTCGAGGTTGGCGTCGACCGCCTTCTTCTTCTCGCCAGCTTCGAAGGCCACCTCTCCACGCAGTGCGACGACGCGTGACTGCTGAATGCCGATGAGCAGCAGGCCGACCAGGGCGATGATGATTGCAGCAGCAAAGGCCCTCATGCTGCATCCGCCTTGCGACCGAGGAAGCGGGTCACCATCTCGCGAATAGCAGTTACGCCGAGGAACCCAATAGTCCCTCCAGCAGCAACCGACAGGCTGGGCGGCCAGGTCATCCACTCAATCACGCTGGACGCAACAAGGCTCAGCGATCCGCAGATCAGCGATTCGAACAGGATCCGACGCTTACTGGTTTCCTTCGCGTCATACATGACTCGAAGCAACGATACGGTGATGGCCATGATTGCGCCCTGCCAGAGCGGATTGCTCAACGCCAACCAGATCTTGGCCCAGGTGTCTGGCTTATCAGGCATGGTAGGCATCCGGGTTGCTCCCTCACGGGGAGATTGATAAATCCGGCTCCAGCAGCACTCCCAGCCATAGCAATGGGTGTGGTGGGGCCGAAATGGTTGGACTTGATACATCCGGGAAAGCATCCACTTGGGTAGCGGCTTTCCTCGGAGGTACAAAAAAGCCCGGCGCATATGTCCGGGCTTTTTCTATTGCTTTCAGGCGTATTCAGAAGGGGGTCATGCCGACGCCATCAGGGGCAGGCTTGGCCGAGGCCATCACGAAGTGGTTGCTGGATGCGCGCAGGTTGGAGGCCAAACTTTCATCAGTGGTCTGGCTGCCCGTTCGCCACATGGCGAGGGTCAGTTCCAGACGCTGCATGGCGACACCTTGCGGCTCGGCGTGAGCGGTCAGATAGTGCGCGGTGCGGTAGGCGATCGGCTCGGCGAATGCCGACAGGGAGAAACAGGACAGGCAGGCGGCGAGCGCCAGGCCCAGGTAAGCGGACATTCGCTTCATCATTCGGCATTCCTTTCGGTGGGTTTCTTTGGGCAATAAAAAACCCGGCGCGGTGGCCGGGTTTTCTTGGATCATTGAGTAAGTTGCCGAAGGCAAAACTCTAAAAGTGGCGAAATCATGCCATGAGCCGCACGGGAACGCAATAGGCCCTCATGCGGCCTCGCGCATTTCGTAAATTACCGCTGCTACGGGGCTCAATGCGCGGCGGTCCAAATCCTCGCAGCACTCGAAGATCAGCTGCAGCACGCCACCCCAGTCCCGCTCCCAATTGCACGACTCCAGACGCACACCGTAGAACTGCCACATCCACGCCCGGAACTTCTCGGGGTTGGCCAGCGCGTCTTCGTTGGCCGACTGGCCGCCCTGGTGCATGTGCTGATACCGACGCAGAGCGCCCTTCACCACAAACTCCAGTTTCTCCCGCTTGGCGGCCGTCATCCGTGGCGACCGGTTTTGCACCATCAGAAACACGACCTCTTCCGCTGCCTCACGGATGTCGTCACTTTGCTCGGCGGCGTACATGAAGTCGCCGAATACGCGGATCTGCGGATGCAGCCTGGCAATGGCCGACTGGATGTGCCCCGCCAGTGCGCCATGCACCGCGTGGTTCGCCGTTGGACCGCGCTCGGTGTTCTGCACTACCACGCCAAGCTGCACAACGTCAGAGGTCTGGCCGGGAGCAGGGTTGTACTTGCAGTCATGCCACGCCTGGCGCGCTGAGTTGATTTTCATGCCGCCACCTCCGGCTTGCGAAATGCCATTGTCAAAATGAAGAACGTAGTCATGAAGCTTGCTGCGGCCAGAACCGTGTGATCGGTGGCAATCATCGCGTACAGACTGAAAGCTGAACTCGGCAAGCTGATCCAGAGCCGAGAACGCACCTCGGCAGCAGCCTCTTCTTTGACGGCGCCACAAAGCAAAGCCAGCCAAGCGATACCGGTCATCACGCACATGACGTAGAAGGCGAATTGGTGAAGCGACTCAACTCCCGACAAAAGAGCCGCACTGAACGAAACACTGATTAGCGTGGAAATAAGCTTTTTGATCATGCTGCAGCCCTCTTCAGCTCTCTGGTCTTTGCCCGGTATTCGGCGGTCATCGCCTTCAACTCGTCCACGGTGTACTTCTTGGCCTCATGAGGGCCTTCCAGCCACTCGACGGCCTCGGCGCCAACCTTCTTGATCAACCCCGGCCGATACCCCAGCAGATTCCCGGACTTGCCCATGTTGCAGTTGCGATTGCATTGAAGATTTACGTTGAGGGGCTCAAAGCGAAGCTCGGGCGCCGCCGCTGTCGTCCTGTAGTGGCCCGCGCAGTACTGAACGTCTGCCGTCGTGCCGCAACTGATGCAGGGCTGTCCCGCGTCACGCGCCCTGATCCAGGCGTTGAAGGCATGCTGGGTGTCCTTGAGATGATCCGCCCTGCTCTTCAGCTTCTCCTTGCGAACCTTGATGTCCCGGCGCCCTACTTCGGCCAAGGCCTTCCCGGCGATCGCCCGCCCCTTCTCCGACTGACCATGAGCAATGGCGCACTCGATCTCGCCGCACACTATCTGGCCATTGCGCGCGGGCACGAACATCACCCGACACTCTGGGCAGCGCTTGCGGCGCGGACCGCACGATGTGAGCGGGGTTTTGCGCTGTAGTGGGGTGCGCTTCATGCCGAAACCTCGACCAGACGATTATCGAAGGAGGTTTCACCGACTTCATGCCGATACCCGAACTTCAATTCAAACGCCTCGATATCCAGATCACAAAGGCATTCGTCCGAATCCATGGCGGTATCGCTGATTGTTGGCAGATCCCGAACAGCACACCCGACAGCATCAGCAAGGCCGCCAGCGTTATGCACTTCGGCAGCGTTGTCATGGAGCGGGGTCACTTCAAACCAGATGCACATCAGACACCTCCTTGGCTTTCTGCTGCTCGGGGGTGAAGTCGCCGCGCAGGGGCATCAAATGATCCGGATTGGCGATAGCCCACCCATCGCTACCGCACCACGACACCAAGCCATCACCAACAACAACCCATGCGTTGCCAACATCGCCGTTTTGAATTCGGCAATTATCATTCGGGTCGCGCCATGTGCTGATTTGCTCGGGCTCCAGAAGCTCAACCAGCTCGCACACCCTGCCGATGTTATTGGTCAGCGTGTGAGCACCCACAATCAGTGCCAGGTCGCCCGGCTTGAAGTTATGGCTCATGCGGCCTCCTTGAATGCTTCGAACTCAGCCATTTCGGTCAGGCGCTCTTCAGTGAGCGTCGGCCAGTCATGCAGCACCAGGTACGCGCAGCACTGGCGCCAAAAATCTTGGAATGTCTCCTCCCCCATCGAGTCGTAGGACAGGCTGCGGGGTGTCTTGCGGGTGAGTTGGCCCAGGCCAGGGATGTCGAATGCTTCCTCGTCGCAGTACACGCCCGACTCCAGTTGCAGGGCCTTGATCGCGTCGTGGGACTGCTTGCCGGAGAACCGGTCGATGTTCTGACTGAGAACCCGGCCCAGACCGTGGACCAAACCGTTGAATCTTGGGTTGCGCGGCTGCTTGAGGTCGGCGCGGATCTTCGCGTTCATCTTGAATTCACGCTCGCGGAGGATCGATCGGTCAGCATCGGAGGACGGCACAAATGCGGCGACCTCCTTGCCGGTGGCTGGATCGACCAGACGGCGCAGCACCAGGTACACGGGCATTGGGCGAGGCCTGGCTGGCTTAGTCATGGCGCCCACCTGTGTTGATCTGTGCCATTGGCGTGATGCCTGGGATCATGTTTGCCCGACGGATCAGGACATTTGCTCGCTGATGCGGCACACCAGTCGCATCAGACACGCCATTGCGGTGGCCGTGCATGTACGCGGCGTTGCGGCGCTGTGGCAACAGCCCGTCCTTGCCGCGCATGTAGCCCTGGACCATTTCCCAGTCAGCTTCGGTGTAGCTCTCTGGCTTGGCGTAGGTCATGACTGCTCCCCCTTGCCCTTGGCGGCGAGCAGGTCGTCGCACTTCTTCACGACTGAATCCAGGCTGGCTTGGCGCAACGGACGGTAGGTCGCCATGCACTGGCGGTGCTCGTCAGCCTCGGTGTTCGCTGAGTCGCGCAGGGTTTCGAACAGCTCTAGCGGGCATGAAACCATCGGCTGTGCGGCATCACAGTTCTGGCAAACACCGCCATTGGCATCCATGAACCCGGCGCCGTAGCTGTTCGCTGCATGGCCATCACCACAGGCGCACCATATGATTTCTTTGCTGGGCGCAAGCTTGAGCAGCGCCTCGTTCTCGGCCAGCAGCTCAAGCGCAACCTCGCCCACGGTCTTCTCGCCCAGGAATTCATCCAGCGCCTCGGTGTTTCGCTTCCAGTCGGCGCAGTCGGCACGGAATGACGCTGCTTCGGCCCAGAGCAGTTTCTGAAGTTGTTGCTTGTCGATGGTCATGTCCGCTGCTCCGCTGCTTCTGCGATCAATGCCATGCGCTCCGACTTCCGTGCCTGGAGCCACGCCTCTGACGTTCGATCCTCAGCGCTGCCCTTGTCGACCCACTCCCAAACCGGGCGGCCGTTGCTGACCATGTAGGCCCGGTACATGGTGCTGTACTGCTGCTGGCGGATTTGCTGGACGCCACGGCCCTTCAGGAAGCGCTCGTCGCCGGCCTGCGGTTTTGGTTTGGCTGGTGCGGTGCTGTAACGAATGCTGGTAACCGCCATGTCAAAAACCCTCCTTGCCGCGCTGCGATTCCCACTCGAACGGGATCACAATCACGCCGCCCTCCCGAAGCCTGTCTGCGCAGCGTTCTCCGATAGCGTTGGCCAATGCCTTAGCGTCGAGATTTGAAACGATGATGGTGGGACGCAGTTCTTCGTAGCGGCCGTTGATGATGGCGAACAAGGTCGTCAGCTCGAAGTCGCTGGGCTTCTCCTTGCTCACGCCTATCTCATCGAGGATCAGCAGCGATGGGCTGATGAGGCTCGTGAGGATCTGGCTTTCGCTCTTGTCGCCCGTGTGGTCGTAGGTTGCGCGGATGGCCTGGAGTACCGAGCCGATCGTGCGGTACACAGCCGTGTCGCTCGACTTGGCCATGATCTCGTTGGCGATCGCCACGGACAGGTGCGTCTTGCCGGTACCGGGCTTGCCCAGCAGCAACAGGCAGCGGCCGGCGGCGGCGATCTGCTTGAACTCGGCGGCGTACCCGATGCAGGTCTTCAGCGCCTTCTGCTGCTCGGGCGTATCGGCGATGTACCCGGAAAACGTCTTGCCGGCGAAACGCTTGGGGATCAGCGCGGCGCCCAGCTTTTCCGCCATGCGCATACGCAATGCCTGGGCTTCCTGGGCCTCTTTGCGTGCGGTTTCTTCCTCGTTGCGGATGCGGCTGCACTCTGGACACCCGGTCTTGAACTCCCGGCCGAAGATCACGTTCACCTGCTGCGGGAACTGGCCGTGGTCTTCACACACTCCTGTGGTTTGCTGGGGTGCTGGGGCAGTGCTGGGCATCGAAACGGTGTTGTCAGAACGCATAGGACCCGTCCTCCCGCTCAATCAAGCCGGACTTGTAATCACGCTCAGCGAAACCGGTGTGGCGCGACTGAGTGGCAGGTGCCGGTGCGGATTCCGCCAGGCGCTTGATCACCCAGGACGCCTTGAATCCCTGCCATCCAGAATTCAGCGCTTCGGTGATTGCGTCCTCGGCGGTGATCCCTGCCTCGGCGCACTTGGCCAGCTCAGTGTTCACGGTTGACCAGACGGTGGCGGTCACTGCGGCGCGCTTTGCCTTGCGCTGAGTCAGCCAGTCGGCCAGCAGTTGCTCAGGGACATTGTGCGGGTTGTCGGCCAGCAACTGGGCCATGCCGAACGGAGCCTTGCGATCAGGCTTCGCCGGTTCGGGTTTTGGTTGGGGCGGATTAATCTCTTTCGAAGAAAGAGTTAATAGGGGTTCTTTCTTTGTATAAAGAAGGGAAGTTGCCGTTTTGGTCTCACTCGCATCAGGTCTCAGTGAGACGATTTGGGCTGAGTGAGACGTTTTGGTCTCAGTGAGATTGGATGGTTTTTCTTCGTAAAAGGACCATTCACGGGTAGGCGAAATGCCAATCTCACCACGGCTACCACCGACGCGGTAAATGATCTTGCGCTCGAGCAGATGGCTGATTGCCTTCGAGGTAACGTCACGGCGCATGTTGGTCAGCCTGCCCAGTTCATCAGCAGTCAGGCGGCGAGTCTCAAGTTGAAAGCCGATCGTTTGGCGGGCAATAGCCATCACAACGCGAAGCTCTCTGGCCGGCAGATCGACTGTCGACAGAGACTCCATCAAATTGTTGTCCATTCGGGTGAACCCCCGAGGGTTGTGTATCGGAACAATGTTTGGCATGATTTCTCTCGCTAACCGCTGTAGAAGAAGCCACCCTCGTCCGGTGGCTTTTTTTGTGTTTGAAATTCAGGCGATGGATTTCAGTGCAGGTTTGCCGTTGAGCAACTGCTCAGCGCGGCGCCCCAGCTCCCCCGCCTTCGCCTCAACCTGACGGCACTGCTTGGCGAACGCTGGCAAGTGCGGCAAGTCCTGCTCGCACATCACTTGGTCGTCAAAGACTTCGCTGCCGGTGTCGATCACATCGCCGAGCGCACGGATCAGCGCGCCGAAGCTTTTGTTGGCGCATTGGTCGCTGGTCATCTGACGGGCGCCGGTCAAGCCGTGGCGGCTCGCCAGCTCGTTCAGGCAGTGGTCGCGGAATTCAGGCTCAAGGGCGTTGACCCACGACTCTTCCAGCCAGGACGGCATTTCCTGATCGCCGGAAAGCCAGCGCTGAACACGCTTGAGCCAGCGGCCGGTAGCCTTAATGAACTCGCCCACGTCGTTCAGGCGAGCCAGCTCTTCGAAGTCCGGGACTTTCGCGTCTTTGATCTTCGCGGCGGGCACGGTCAAGTAGATCTCACGGCTCAGCGCCTGGGCGAAATCATCCTGGCTCAGGCTGGTGCGAGCGATCTGGTTTGCAGCGTGGGCGACCAGCACCTGATCACGGGTTTGTACGGTGTGTCTGGAACTGGACGTTTGCATAGGGACTGCTCTCTTCTAATCTGGCTTCAATGGAGCGGCGGACGGGGATGTCAGGCAGCGGACTGCTGCGAAGCCTCAACAGAGGCCGGAGCGATCTGGCCCCACGGAAACGATGGGCAAAGGTCGGTGCGGTTTACGACGCCACCGGTCAACGCTTCGATTTGAACTGCGCGCTTTGCTGGTACCGGGCGCTCACCGGAGCACCACTGATTAACGGTGGGTGCAGTGACCTGCAGCAGGCGCGCCATTTCCACCTGACTACCCAGCAAGCGAGATGCTTCTTTGGCCGCTTCTGCTGATTTCATGAGTTCTCTCCTGGAGATTTGTGTCGAATATAAGGCATTACCTTATCACGGGCAAGCCATTGCCTAACCAACTGCGCAATAGGCTTAATTAGGCAATGCTTACCGGACCGGAATTAGGCGCAGCCATTGAAGCTGCGCGGATCGCCAAGGGCGTATCGAAAAAAGAACTCGCAGACGACTTCTCCGTGAAGCCTCCGTCGATACAGGGCTGGGTGAAAAACGGCAGGATCGACAAGTCGAAGCTGATGGACGTGATCGCCTATTTCTCCGATGTCGTTGGTCCTGAGCACTGGGGTCTGCGTCCAGGCTTTTCATATGAAAATATTGGAGACGGCGCCAGAACTGGCGTTTTAGTTGCGGAGCCAGAGCCTGCTTCGACCGTCGTCGAGAAGTTCCGAGCAATGCTTGCTGGGAAGCGTCTTGGCGAAGACAAGCTAATGAGGCTTCTGGCTATTGCGGAAGATGACGCTCTGGGCGAGCCAATGGGCGGATTGGTGCATGACGCCTACCGGCCTGGAAAGGTCGGCGACGAAGTATGGATTGCTCACTACGACGTGCGCGGAGCTCTGGGCGGCGGTGAAATCGCTCATGACTTCCCTGAGATGCTCCAGGACGTGCGCGTCAGCCCTTCCCAGCTCCGTGCAATGGGCGTCGAGTTCAAAGAGCACTTCCATCTGAAGATGATCACCGGCTGGGGCCAGTCCATGACGCCTACCATCAAGCATGGCGATCCACTGCTGGTCGATGTCAGCATCAAAGAGTTCGTTGGCGACGGGATCTACTTCTTCTCTTACCAAGGCTTTCAGTACATCAAGCGCCTGCAAATGAAGGGCAAGGACAAATTCAAGATGCTGTCGGACAATCGGAAGCACAAGGCCGAGGATATCTTTCTTGATGAAACGTACATCCAGGCACGTGTTCTGCTCGTCTGGAATGCCAACCTGGTGTGACCCGTGCCCCTTACCAAACCCAACCAGCAGCTGCGCCGCGACCTAGCGATACTGGGTTAAACGCTGAAAACCGGACCTGTACAGGAGGTAAGCCATGGGTCACTCCGCTGATTATCAAACCAAGCTACATATCGAACAGCTTGAGCAAGTGGTCCAGACGCTTTTGGACCAGGGCAAAAAATTCAGAGAGGGTGGGCTTGGTGAGTTGGCGGACACGGCCGAGGACCAGGCTGCGCAACTGAAACGCGTCATAGCTGATCTCAGAAAGCTGATGGAGAAGTAGGTATGCCCCTAACCAGGCCCAACCAACAGCTACGCCGCGACCTGAAAGAGGCTGCGGCCTTACTCAAGTGGTCAGGCGTCGATCTGATACAGGCCGCTGTTCGATTGTCCGAGGCTGGGCAGGAGGCCGAAGCTGGCGAGCTGCTGAAGATTGCAGCGAGCTACCAGGATGCAGAGGACAAGCTGGCGGGGTATGCGGAAGAGGTGAAGGCGGGAAGGATTGTGCGGGGGGAAGGATGAGCCAGCTTGAACAAATAAAACACCATCTTTACACTAGGTGTAATGACGTCACTTGACGAGATTTGCACCTTGATCTAGAGTAGCGCCATGGACGTTGAATTTGACGATGATGACCTGGATAGGCTTGAGGTCGAGGCCCGATTCACAGCAGGTCATTCACAGGATGTGGTCCGCGCCTACCGAAGGCGTATGCAGCAAATCCGAGGGTTTAGTGATGAGAGAGATCTCTATGCTCTGAAGTCCCTGCATTGTGAAAAATTGAAAGGAAGCAGAGAAGGCCAGCATTCGATAAGACTAAATTTACAGTGGCGTCTAATTCTGGAAATCAGAGGAAATCACCCCTGCAAAGTCATCGGAATCGTTGAAATAGCCGACTATCACTGACAGGAGAATTATTATTATGAGCGCACGCGTGCCTGCTGAAGTGTTTCCGCCAGGAGATTTCCTGCGGGAGGAGCTGGAAGCGCGAGAGTGGAGTCAGCAAGAGCTTGCAGACATACTGGACCGCCCGCCGCGCCTTATTAGTGAGTTGATCGCTGGGAAGCGAGCCGTAACGCCTGAAACTGCGAAAGGGCTTGCCGAAGCTTTCGGAACGTCTGCTGAATATTGGATGAGCTTAGAGAGTCAGTACCAGCTGTCTAAAGTTAAGACAGAGAACAGCAGCGTCGCTAGAAAGGCGAATTTGTATAGTAAGTTCCCGGTACGGGAAATGCTGAGGCGGGGCTGGATTCAAGCAAGTGAAAATCTTGATGTTCTTGAGCAAAGGTTTTGTGACTTTTTCAACATTCCTACGCTACAAGACAATCCAAATCTGACCCACTACGCAAAGAAAACGGATGTAGCTTTAGATGTTAACGCTCTTCAGCTTGCATGGCTCTTCCGTGTCAGGCTTATGGCTGATAGGCAGATCATCACGACTTATAAAAGAGAAAAGCTGCTAGCCGCCGTAGAAAGCTTGAGAACTCTCCTGCTCTCCGCTGAAGAAGCTAGACATGCCCCGAGAATTTTAGCGGAGGCAGGTGTTCGACTCGTGTTTGTCGAGGCGATATCGGGCTCTAAAATTGACGGCGCCTGCTTTTGGTTATCAGACGACAAACCGGTGATCGGCATGACCTTGCGTTATGACCGGATAGATAACTTTTGGTTTGTATTGCGCCACGAGATTGAACACGTTCTGAGGGAGGACGGGCGGCACTCAAGCATGCCGATTGTTGACCTAGATTTAGGGTCTTCTGATGGCGAACTGGAAGAGTGTGAAAAGCTTGCCAATGAGGCTGCGCAAGAATTTTGCGTTCCTACTAAGCAGCTAAATGATTTTGTGTCTCGTGTACAACCGTACTTTTCAGAGCAGAAAATCACATTGTTTGCTCAAAGAATTAAGGTGCACCCTGGAATAGTTGTCGGTCAGCTTCAAAGAAAGCTCGATCGCCATGACTTCCTAAGAAAGCATCAAGTTAAAGTAAGGGGTTTCGTCCTACCGTCAGCTGACGCTGATGGCTGGGGATCGCTTTCAAGCTGATGGAGTATTTATGACTGCTTATTCCAACCAGATAAAACTGTATCTCGAAAGATACAAAAAAGAAGTCGGTGATGATGGCTTGATTGATGCCCACGCCATTGCGGCATGGGCTTATAAAAATGGCCTGCATAAGCCGAATACTAAAACCATTATCGACGCAATTGCTTCAGATATCTCTCAAGCTTTTCGCGAAGAATACAGAACCAACAAGAATGGTCAGCGCTACCGGGCAAAGCATGCCGTCAGATCAAAGAAAGGGAATAAAACACTTTCGCTCTGGGCTGACATAGATGATGAGCAGGCACCTCGCGAGCACTTCGTCAGATCCTTCGCTCAACGCAGACAGCAAATTGTCGGCGATTGCTATCAGTTGAAAACTGACGTAGATGTCTACAATATGAAGGATCGCGCCCAAGAGCCGATCCAAATTGTTCTCGACTTCACGTACGACGTCGAGGAGCTACAGCTTCCTTTCCAGGACAACGCTGCAGCTTAAAGGAAGCCCGGCCCAGCGCCGGGCTTCTTGTATCTGCCCTCCCCGATCTGAATCCGTAGCCCGCCAATGGTGGCTGTACGCCACGAATGGTAGGATTGGCGAAATTTACAGGAGTTTTCTATGCGCGCACTGTCTGTCGTCTTCGCGGCTGCCCTTTTCTTGCCATCAATCGCTTTTGCAGGTCAGCTCACCGAGAAAGTCGATCGCTTTAACGGCTCAAAGCAAGTTGCATGGGAGTCGTTCTCCGATCCAGGCCGTGGATACTCTTTCAACGTATACGCACACTATGCTGACGCAAAGGACGCCAAGCCGTATGGATACTACGCGCTGCTGGTCCCGCCCTTTGGTGCCAGCTCATTCAGCGACTGTCACCACAATCAGTGGCTGGTCGATGGCAAGCCGGCGCGCAACCTCAATGGCATTTACGAATCCATGGGCGGCTCACAAACCTTCAGGCTGGAGCTCCAGAGAGCAGACCTTGAATCGATTGCCTCGGCAAGTTCTGTGGAATTCAAGATCTGCAATTCTGAAGGTTCGATCAGCGCTTCAGATCTGGCTGGAGTCAAGAAGCTGGTCGAATCTACAAGGTAGCCCCAAGCCAAGAGCCGACTAGCCCGCCTCTGAGCGGGCTTTTTTGTGCCTATCAGAAAGGCGCCACCTCTTCCTCCAGATCAAGCTCCGGCTCGCCCTTCCCTGCCGATTCGACTTCCTGCTGCTCCCATCTGACCGTCACGCTTCCGTCGTCATTGAGCGTCAACTCAAGCTCGTCCGTCTCCGCGATCACGCTGAGCACCTCTTCCCACTCCCGATCCCCGTCCGTGTCCAGGCGATGAATCGTCACCTCCCGCCGCTCCTGGGCGATCGGGTGATTGATCATTGATGAGACGCGCAGCCCCAGGCGCGCCATGCCGCTCATTTCCTGTCGTGCTGCCGGTACCGCCTGCTTCTTTGCCATGAAATACCCTCCCGGTTAAATGCTGTATATCCATACAGCTTAGGCAAAGCTTATATCAGCCCCGATCTGAATGTCACCACTAAAAGCGGAATAACCAGCAGGAGAAATTTCTTTAAATAATTAGGCATTACCTATTTACAGATGATTAGGCATTAGCTTATCTTTGCTCCGTCGAGTCACCCAACAGGGACTCGCCAGGGCCTAACAAGACCCACCGCTCTTTAAACCTGCCAAGCAACACTCCGCCCTACGCCTCGGCAACAGCCCGGCAATAAGCCTGGGGGAGATAACGAAGCACAGCGATGCTCCCCTGCTCGACTTATCGGCAGGCTGGTTTGCTGGGAACACCCACAGATTTACTGATGCCGCTTCTATGAGGCGGCATTGTTGAATTCAGCGGAGGCAAGACGATGAGCGTTAAAGATGTTGTAGATAGCCAGATCCAGAATGCGCGTATCTGCCGAAGCCGGTACGTAACCATGAGTGAGGTCGGCTGGTTGGTAGGAGGCATAGTTTTCTCGCTGAAGCACTCGATGAGCGTAATCAGCGACCCCGCTCAATTCTCCCAACAGGCATGCGCCTACGTGCAAGAGCTTGAGAATGCCGGCCAGCAAGAGGCTGCAGTCAAGGTTTCCGCCTGGATAGATCAGCTACCACAGCGGCACGATCTGTTCGCAGCATGACGGACCTTTTCACTGATGCCCATCCAGAGCGGTGGGCATTGGAAATCAACGGAGAGCAAGACAATGAGCAGACCCCACTACTTGTTCGAACTGGATGATCCGGAGGCGACTGATGCGGATTACGAGGCCGGAACAGGCCCAGGCAAATACAAGGTTTTTGGATGGCGCGGCGAGGTGATCGACGTAGTTGAAACGCTGGACGAAGCGGAAGCGCTCGTTGCCGCGAATCGCTGAGTAACGCGGACCTTTTCACTGATGCACCTGGTGACGGGTGCAGCGGGAAAACAACCGGAGCATGACCATGCGAATCAACGTGTATAGCCAGGAGCTGACCAGTGAAGTGGTCGAGATCCAGAAGCTTTCAAATACCGGCCTGACCTACAGCGCCGTCCAGATGATCCTGCACAGCAGCGAGCGCCTGCACCATCCGCCAGAAGACGATGACCGCAGCGCCGTGACCTTCTGGCTGCCGAAGTCGCGCAAGCGCCGCATGGAGCTGGCCGACACCTTCCGCCGAATGGCCTTGGCGGTTGAACTGGCACCGCTGGAAACCGGCCTCGACTGAACAACCAGCGCCACGACAGCCTGTCGTTAACTGCCCGATCCTCTCTATGAGAGCGCATTGGAGTGTGATCTGGTACTCGCATATTTCGTCGGGACGACTGCGAGTTAAACGGCAGCGAAAATGTAACGCCAGATCACACCCCGATGCGAATCAATAGGTGGCCACTGCCTTCCCAGTGAGCGAACAACAGGAGATACGGCCATGAAGTAGATCAACGATTCACCCGCGTGGCGTAGCAAGCCTGAAGGCTTCGCCAAACACCCTAACAGGCAGCGGAAAGCAGGGCCGACGATGTCACCGCGCATCAGCCAGGGAGCTGGCAGGCCCAACCCAAACGAAGATGAACACCGCAGGCGAGTCCGAGGGCATAGCTGGCCAGACTCGATACATCCCGGGCAGTGCCGGGCGCCTGCACCCTTCCCCACCTCTACCCGTCAGCACTCCTCCCGAATGGTGGAAATCCATGAAGCGCTCAGAATTCAGAGTCGAGCTGATGAAAGTCATGCCCGGCTATAGCTGGACCGTTCATAAAGGCAAAGATTCGGACACTGTTTTCATCGCGACCGGCATTCAAAGCAGCGGCTCTAACCGCCTTTCGACTCTGCACGTAGAGCGGCGCGAGGATGATCGCGGCATCAGCTATCAAGCTAAAAGCGCAGGCTACGGCACGCGGGCTCCATGGCTGCATACCGCAAGCGATGCGACTCTCGCCCGCGCTCTTCGCTCCCTACAAGAGCATTACGAGCGCATCGCCAGACAGTACAACGCCCACGCCATTGACCTGCAGACGGGCCGCAAAACGGTATCAGTGCCCGCCGCCTAAACGAATTCAATTTATCCGTCAGCACTCCTCCCCCGCGCCCATCGGCAACCAGCGGGAGGAATGAGTGTTGACGAATACAGGTGAACCAAAAGAGGAATTAGCGATGAAAGCTGGAAATCGCATCCGAGTATCGACGTACATCATGGGCTACGAGTCCGGATTCGAAGACTTCACGGTCGAGGAATTCCGCTACTGCCTGGGCATCTTCAAATCCGATCAACACCGCACCGCAGGCAACTTCACGCCGCTGTGTGAACTGTACGAGCGCGGCCCCGAATCCGAAAACGACTACATCCCGAACTACGGGAGCTACGTCACTAACCTTGTTCAAGGCTGGTCCGATCTGCCCGCCTAACCGGGTGAACCAACGAATGGAGAGAGTCATGGAAACTAAGCACACGCCGGGGCCATGGCGAATCGGCACGCCCGGCCCGAATGGTTGCTACACCGTGGGCACCAAGCGCGGCCTGATGACGGCGATGGTTGCTCACAGCATCAATGAGCCGGATCAAGCCGAGCAGGCCAACGCAGACGCCAAGCTGATCGCCGCCGCGCCGGATCTGCTGGCAGCCGCAATAAAGGTTTTGAACGGACTGAACGAGCGAATCGACTCGGCGACCGAGAACCGAACGGCCACTCCAATTTTCGATGGCATTGCCGATCTGCACGACGCAATCAACAAAGCCACCGCCTAACCCCAAACACTGGAGGTCGCCATGAGCGATTGGATCAGGGTTGAGGACATGCTCCCGGAGAACAACACCCACGTACTGGTTTCGTGTGTTGGTGGGAATGTCGATATTTCCTTCTTCTGCCTGAACCGTGAGTTTCTGCGTGGCACCGGCAATAGCTATTCGAGAAGTAGCCTGGGCAAGCCATCAGGATTCTTCCAGATCAGCCACCAGTACGGCTACCAAATCACCCACTGGCAGCCACGGCCAGCACCAGCAACCGAATAACGCCACCCTGGAGGCGACCATGCACCCTGACATCCAAATGCGCCGCGACATCGTCGACGGCCTGCATCAGCGTTCCCGTCTCGCCACCATTGAGCTGTATCGGCTAATTGGTCGGCCTGAGCCAGTGGTCACCTTCCGGATGATGGTGAAGCCGGCGGGCCGCGACTTCTTCCATGTGGTGGATAGCCAGACCAATAAGGTCATGGGGTTCCATCGCAACCACAACGAAGCCTGCGCCCTCGCCCGGAGCCTGGAGAGCTCCCGGTGAGCCTCCAGCAGCGTGACCACGACACCGCTGTCTGCTGGATCAATGCGGAGCTTGCAGAGCTTGGCAGGGACGTAGGAAAGCCAAACGCGAGCGCAGCAGCGCGCTCAGCGATAACCCTGGCCTTCCTTCTGCGCGCCATCAGCGACACCGAGCAGCGGGAATTTCAAGCGCGTATTGACGACATCTACAAGTCCTCTCGCGCAACTGCTGCCTAACCCCATCCCCAAACATCGCCCGCGGCTACTTCTGGCGCCGTGATGGAGGCTCTATGTCTCAAGAAAGTGAATCACCCCTGTCGGCTGCCGATCTGCGGACGATTGCCCACGCCGCGCCCACCGCCAAGATCGAACGCGAAGAACTTGATGCTGCCCACCGCCAGGCTGAGCGGGAGCGCGTTGAGCGCCTTGGCGGTTCTGCAGAACTGGTGCTGGACCTGGAAGCCCGGCTCGCCACCGCCATCGATGACCGCAAGCGCGCACAGGTCGAGGCGAACTATGCCAAGAAGAAGTTGGAGCAGGTTTTCGAGTCTGTCAGCACCGCAGTGGGCCGGGATGTTCGCCAGCTCAGCGTCGTGCACCTCGGCATGGCATTGACGGCCAATCAATCGAAGTTGGTCACGCTGGCCGGCTACATCGACAAAGCGCGGACGCTGGATGACTTGGTGGTGCTCAAGCGAGTAGCCAGCAACCTGGGTGTGATTCAGCCGCAGACCATGGCGCAGTCGGCCCAGCTGATGGGCCTGAGCCACCGGAGGGCTGTATGAGCCCTGCAATGGCTGCCCAGTTCGACTGGATGAACGAGGGAGCCTTCTCACCGGAGCGATTCAGCGGTGACGAGCGCAAAGAATACGAAGAAGCCGCCCGCCGCATCCAGCGGCAGTGGGACAACCAACCAAACTGAGGAAACTCAAATGTTCAAGAAAGCCGAACGCAAGCAGGCCAAGCTACGGCTGGCACTTGCTGGGCCGTCTGGATCTGGCAAAACATATTCCGCGCTGCTCATGGCTAAAGGGCTTGGCGGATCAATCGCGGTAATCGATACAGAGCAAGGTAGCGCATCCCTGTACTCAGACATCGCCGACTTCGATGTGCTTGAGCTGCAGGCACCGTTCACGCCTGAGCGTTACGTAGAGGCCATCACCGCCGCAGAGGCTGCCGGTTACAACGTTTTGATCATCGACAGCTATTCGCACGAATGGACTGGCCCGGGCGGATGCCTTGAAGCGAACGAAGCGCTGGCTCACCAGAAATTCCGTGGCAACACCTGGGCAGCCTGGAACGAAACGACGCCTCGACACCGGCAACTCACCAACAAAATTCTAACCAGCTCACTGCACGTCATCTGCACCATGCGCAGCAAGACAGAAACAGTCCAGGGCGAGGGCAAGAAGATCGTCAAGCTTGGGATGAAGTCAGAGCAGCGCGACGGCACTGACTACGAGTTCACAGTTGTCCTTGATCTGACTCACGACGCGCACACCGCCTTGGCCAGCAAGGATCGGACAAAGCTGTTCGAGCAGCCTGAACTTATCGACGAGAGCACTGGGAGCAAACTTCTTGCCTGGCTCAATTCCGGTGTAAGCCCGGAAGCGCGCGCCAAGGAACTGCTCGTTGATGCGATAGCAGACATCGCCGGCGCATCTGACATGGTCGCGCTTCAATCGGCATTCAATGCGGCCAAGGCGATCGCCATCGGCTTTGATCACCTGGTTTCTCAGGTGGTCGCCGCCAAAGATAAGCGCAAATTAGAACTCAACCCCCAAGGGCAAACAGCATGACCGCATACATCTTCGACAGCGAAACAACTGGTCTCAACGATCCGCACCTAATTGAGGCGGCATGGCTCCAGCTGGAGAGCATCAGCAGCCTCGCGGTTACAGCTGACTTCCTCCAGCGCTACAAGCCTGGCAAGCCGATCGAGTTGAGTGCTCTGGCAACCAGCCACATCCTTGACGAAGAGCTTGCTGGCTTCCATCCGCATACCGACTTCAACTTGCCGAACGATGTTGAATACCTGATCGGGCACAACGTGGACTACGACTGGCACGTCATCGGGGAACCGGACGTCAAGCGCATCTGCACACGGGCACTGAGCTCAAAGCTCTGGCCAGACGCCGACAGCCACACCCAGTCCGCAATGATCTACCTGCACTACCGCGCCGAAGCGACGGGCCTGCTCCGCAACGCCCACGCAGCGCTGGATGACGTGAAGAATTGTCGGCTGCTGCTGGTGAAAATTCTCGACCAACTCGCTGCCGAGCTTGGGCGTCCGGTTAGCGACTGGGAAGAGCTTTGGAATATTTCTGAGGATGCGCGCATCCCCACAGTCATCGGCTTCGGCAAGCACAAAGGCACCGCCTTTGCTGACCTGCCCAGCGACTACCGGCGCTGGCTCCTGAATCAGTCAGACCTTGACCCATTCGTTCGGAAGGCGCTAATGCGCTGAGGGTGAATCATGATCAGCAACCACCTAAGCCTGGTAGAGCAACACCGCCAGGACGCTTAATCGATATCGGAGCGCACTGCGGAGTTCTTGGCCGCAGGCGGGACAGTCGCGCAGTTGCCAAGCCCGCCACGCAAACCGCTGCCACCGCCCCGCTCCACCAAGATCGATCCCGAAACCATCCTCAAGCGCCGCAAGCCGCCCATTACTCGGGCCGAGCGTGAAGCGCTGCGCAAACTCGCGGAGGCATTATGAGCAAGCGCAAGCCGCACAACCTCAAAGCCCGCATTGACCGGTCCTGCCGGTCGCTGCTGGCCTCCAACCACGTCGCGGTGGTGAACATCGACCCCAGCGGCCGCCAGGGCATGATCAATTGCAAGTCGCTCAAGAACATCGCACCGGGGAAGATCGGCCAGGCCGTCTGCGGCATTCCCCACCGGTGGACGATCTACCTCAGCGCCCTCTGCATCGACGCCCGCGGCGACCGCTACAGCAAGTCGGTGGAGGTGGCGCCCGATGGCGTCTACCTCTCCGACCACCTGGAAGACGTGATCGAGCATTGCTACAAGAAGCTGCGCGACGAGGCCAATCAAAGCCAGATGGTGGCTTCGGGCTGGATCGCCATTCCCGAAGCGATGTCCCTGGACGAGGCGCACGCCGCGCGGATCTTCGAAGCTGTCGGCGCTTGGCGCCAGGTGAAGGTCGATTCATGCGCCGCATAGCCCATATCAAAGCGATGTAGCAGTTCATTTGTCCAGATTCAGTACATGGTGCATCCGTAAGCCAATTATTTCCCGCAACCAAGCAGTGTGAAACTCCATTTCCTCCAGAGAAGTACCCTCAGCCAATCGATATTCAAGCTCTTTGTCCCTCGGCCCCTGACACACGACGCTAAAATAGCCATGACGGTCATAACTGGCTAACACGTAAGGGCTGATACAAATAATGTCGCTAAATGGCACCTGCACCTCGGTGGGCTTACGACCGCGACGGGTGACCGTGAGGGTAAGCAGTTGCTGGTTTTCGTCGAACGTGAAGGCCAGCACTCTAGCAGCAGAGGAAATCCACGCGAAGACCAGCCCCATGAGCACAACAGAACCACACAGGAACTGGATGAGCGACGACGTTGTGAGGCTAGACCCATCGCTGCTCGGTTCACCTGGTATCGCTTCGAACCCGAGAAGGAGCAAAATCGTCAGCACTAAGCCCGGCAACAACCAAAGCACCAGAAAGCTGAAACCCAAAATGGCCGCACCCGTGCTGCCAACGGTCAGTAAGTCCGGGTCGCGATGCCAAATAGGGGGGTGGGCGGCTGGGCTTTCAGTGCTTGACGCGACTTGAGGCGTTGCGACGCGGTGAGATGGACTTTGACGATTCATCTAGCAGGCTCCAGGGGTGCTGCGTAGACATTACCATTACTGCCAGACAGCCTGGCCCAGAGGCATCAGGCTTTTTCACGCCCTCCCCCAGCCCCCAAAAGCAAACACCATGCAATCAGGGCGCTAACGCATGGGCGTATATACCGGAATTGAAGAGGTAGGCCATGGCAAAGACTGTGCAGGAGCGCTCGGCAAAAACTGCCAGGAAGCGCGTGGTGAATGCCGAAGAGGAATTGCGGCTCAGGGTTCGACCAGGCACCCGCCAGGCGCTGGCCGATCTGATGGAGTGGTCAGGCATTACTGAGCAGGGCGAGGCGATGACGCTGATGATTCATCGTCTTCATGACCTTGGCTCAAAGTCCAAAGCGCTACTCGAACCGCCGCGCCACGAATTCGAGATATCCGAAAACGTGGCGCGGGAATTCCGCAATAAAAGCCTTCTCGCCATCCAGAAAGACCCGGGCGACGAGATCATCGAACCCGCATAACACACCCTACTCGCTGCATCCGGCCACCGGAGGGCGGCGCCTGACTGAGGTAACCGCATGAAAACCGAAATGATCACCCTGAAACACGGCGACGTGTCTATCAAGATGCCATCAAGTGCTCTGGCAAAACTGGCGATTGCCAGCTTTTTCGCCCAGGTGCTTCCGCCGGCGGCGAACGTTCAACCGGTAGCGCCTTCCACTATCCCGGAGATCGGCCAACCGTGGCCGGGCCAGGGCGGACTCAACGGCGGTTTCGTTCACGCCCGCGGTGAAGTGCCGGCGCACTACCTGATCATCGCGGCCAAGGACGTTGGCGATCACAAGTGGGGCGGTCGTGGCGTTGAGGTCAAAGGACTGAGCAAGACTGACGGCTACACCAACACCCAGGTGCTGATCGGCAACGATGACGAGCGAAAGTACCCGGCGGCGGATGCCTGCGCCGAACACCAGGCCGATGGTCACCGCGACTTCTACCTGCCCGCCGCTGCCGAACTGTACCAGGGCTGGCTGAACTGTCCCAAGGTGTTCGCCCAGGACTGCTATTACTGGTCATCGTCGCAGCGCTCAGCCAACTACGCATTCTTCATGTTCTTCGCTGATGGCGATCAGTACTACTACGGCAAGTTCCACGAGCTCCGTGTCCGCCCCGTCCGCAGATTCTTTATTTAATCCTTCATCCATTCGTTCTTGATCCGGCACACCAGGGCGCACAGCGCCTTTTTTGTTGCCTTCGAAAAGAGGAAGCACCATGTCCGCAGTTGAGAAAGCAGCACCAGCAGTAACCACTCCGGCAATCGGCCAGTCCTACGGCGGCGGTTTCGTCACCGGCATCACCCACGACCCGGTAACTGGCAAGCGCTCCTTGCACATCACCGCCGGCGCAGCGCATGAGTTGCTCGGCAAGTGGGGCGAGTACGGCGAGAAGATCGAAGGCGCCGATAGCTTCACCGACAGCCTGGCCAACACCCAAGCCATGGCAGCAGCAGGCAGTGATCTGGCAGCGAAGGTGCTAGCCCTGAACATCGAAGGCTTCACCGACTGGGCGATCCCGGCTCGCGATGTGCAGGAGCTGCAGTACCGCCACTTCAAGCCGACCACCGAAGAGAACTGGGAAAACTCGCGCAACGGTGACAACCCACATAGCGAGCCGGTGGGTCAGCTGTACAGTGCGGAAGGCCCGCTGCAAACCGTGCACACCGCCTTCCAAGAAAGTGGCGCCGAAGCCTTCCGCGACACCTGGTACTGGTCGAGTTCGCAGCGCTCAGCCGACAGCGCATTCTACATGTACTTCGATGATGGCCTTCAGACCAACTACTACAAGGGCCTCGTGCTCCGTGTCCGCCCCGTCCGCAGTGAATTTATCGATTAATTCGCTTATTTAATCCGGCCGCGTGCGGCCGGTTGCTTTGCTTATGGAGCTGTACCGCAATGGGAATGCACACCGATCTGTCGATCTACCGGGCGGCCATGGGTCTTTTGCACATGGCGACCATCCTGACTAGAAATATCCCGCGAGACCTCAAACAATCGCTGGGTAAGCGAGTGATCGACGAATGCATCGAGGTTGTGATGCTGATCGCCCGTGCAAACGCAACCCAGGACAAACGACCACACCTGACCTTGTTGGTCGAGAGGGTTCAAGTGGTCGAGTTCCTGATGCGCCTATTCAAGGACAGCCGATTCATCAGTGTCGAACAGCATGCTAAGGCGATAGAGGTAACAGCCTCCGTCGGCAAGCAGGCCAATGCCTGGAAACGCTCTACCCCAACCGCGCCCGCTACCTGAAGGTTACGGCTTTCTGGTCTGTGCGAATTGAATCTGGTCGTGCCGCTGACCTGATAGGTCACCGCCATGCGCACAAGGGATACCGCCGGTCTAAAGCGTCCGCGTAGGTCCTGCGCAGTTTCCTTGCTGATCGGCTATGCCTTCGGCTCGGCGACGTAGATAGCACGATAGGTCGCAGCGCTCAGCCAACAACGCATTCAACATGAACTTCGATGATGGCAATCAGAACAACAACGACAAGAACAACGAGCTCCGTGTCCGCCCCGTCCGCAGATTCGACTTTTGGCCCCTACCCGTTTCAGGATCTGGTCCAGGCCTATTACGACTGCCGACGCACCAAGCGCAACAGCGACAGTGCGCTGGCTTTCGAGATCGACCTGGAGCGGAACCTGATCCAACTACACGACGACCTGGTAGCCGGCACATACCGGCCAGGCCGGTCTATTTGTTTCGTGGTCACCCGACCGAAAGCCCGGGAAGTATGGGCGGCAGCCTTTCGGGACCGCGTCGTCCACCACCTCATGTACAACCATGTGGCACCGCGCTTCTACGCCTGCTTCATAGCGGACAGTTGCGCATGCATTCCAGGGCGCGGCACGCTGTACGCGGCCAAGCGTCTTGAATCGAAGATCCGGAGCGCCAGCGAGAACTGGTCGAAGCCCTGCTGGTATCTAAAGTTGGATTTGGCCAATTTCTTTGTCGCCATCGACAAGGCGGTGCTTCGCAAGCAACTAGAAGCGAGGATCACCGAACGATGGTGGCTGGCCCTGGCCACGCAGATCCTGATGCATGACCCGCGTGAGGATTACGAGACGCGCAGCCCGGCGCACCTGTTCAACCGGGTACCACAGCACAAGCGTCTGGTAGCGCAGCCCGCGCGCCTCGGCCTGCCGATCGGCAACCTGTCATCGCAGTTCTTCGCCAACGTCTACCTCGACGCCCTGGACCAGTTCGCCAAGCACACGCTGGGCGCCAAGCACTACATCCGCTACGTCGATGACTTCGTGTTCCTGCATGAATCGCCGCAGCAGCTAAACCAGTGGCTGGCAGAGGTCGAAGCGTTCCTGCCAAGGCTCGGCGCCAAGCTGAACCCCACAAAGACGATCCTGCAACCCGTGGATCGTGGCGTGGACTTCGTTGGCCACGTCATCAAGCCATGGCGACGCACCACCCGCAAGCGATCCCTGGCCCAGGCACTGAAGCGCACCGCCGCGGCGCCAGCCGAGGATCTGCGCCAGACAGCCAACAGCTATTTCGGGCTACTCAGCCAGGCAAGCCACAGTCATAGCGACCGAGCAGCACTTGCTCGCGTCGTGCTGAAGCGCGGCAACATCGTCAACGCGGCGATGACCAAAACCTTCCAGAAGAAGTAACTCCCCCACTGCACCGCCCGGGCGTGGCCCGGCAAGGACTCCCCATGCCTACAGAAAACCAAATCACCGCGCCGCTGCAGGTTGAGCGCTCCACAGTCACGAAGCTGGTGATCACCGGTGCGCCACGCCTAGACCCGATCACCGTGTTCCTCGAGGACTTCGGCCGGCGCGACTGCCCGATTGAGGCGAACCCGAACTACCAGACCGCTCAGGGCAAGATCACCATCAACTGCTGGGACAACAGCTGGAACGCTTACTGGGGCGGTATGGGCCCGCGCACCGTCGCGGAGTTTGTCGCCGACTGCGGCTGGGACTACGTCCTGAATTGCTTGGATCGCGGCATCAGTTCCACGGTGTTCAGTGGTGACGCGCTTCACGCCCTCGCCAAGAAGTGCATCGTCCAGCGCCGGCGGCAACAGACCGGCCGCCACGATTGGGAGTTGGGCGAGCTGAGCAAAGAGGAAGCCCGCGAGCTCTGGCAGGACATCGACGTTCTGCGCAGCATCGAGAGTCCGAGTGAATGCTGGCATCAAAGCGCGCTGCTGACCGAGTTGTTCGGCGATGAGTGGCACTACCCGCTAGACGGAAAGGCCGTCGAAGAGAACCACAAATTCACGTACCTGCGGCGGGTTGTCGAGGCCGTCCAAGCAGCGCTTCGTCAAGAACAGCAGCCGGTTGTGAATGCCCATGATCTGGTATCGATGGAGGCTGTATGACCGAAGTTATGCGCTACGACCTGGACAGGGACACTGACGAAATATGCGCGGACATGGTGCCGGCCGACGGTGGGCGGTACGTGGAGTCGACCGACTTCGACCGGGTCACAGCCGAGCGTGACGGCCTGCAACTGCTGCTCAACCAGCGCGACGAACAGGTCGAAAGCCTGGAGCAGCAGCGCGAGGCGGAATTGCGCAACGGGCAGGATATGCAACAGCGCCTGACCGCAGCGGATGAGCGCTGGGACGAGTTGGTCAGTGCGGTACGGTCAATCAACCGCAGCCCGCACTATATGGTCAAAGCGATTGACGACGACCAACCGCAGTACAGGCAGCGCAAGGAATGGATTGATTGGGTGCTTGAGCTTTGCGATGCAGCGCCTACATCCACTGAGCGATCCAACAAGGACTACGCCATCGAGCACGCCGAGTACATGGCCAAGTCAGCCGATGACGTGTTGGGGAAGTTCCAGGCATACGGCCTGGCCCTTCTGGCCGTCGATGAAGGCGGCGACGACGGTGAGGGCGAGTTGCTCGAGAATATCGACTCAGCTCGCGGTGACCTGCAAGAGTCACTGGTAGATCTGCGCAGCATGGTTTACGAGTTTCGCAAGCGCAGTGCCAAAACCCGGTAGGAGAACATCCGTACTCCACCCGCAAAACATGTAGCCCCTGCCCCTTCAAAGTCAGCCGTCATCGCTCTTTCGTGACTGCCTTGAACCTGCCCTTGGCAAACTCTCTGATTTTCTGCTCGTAATTGATCGGGTGCCTATCGGAGCCTTTAACCTGGCCCTATCGAGGCCCCTGGCGAGAGCGTTTGTCATGGTTTCTCCGGGCAATGAATCAGGCGCGTCCTCAAGAAGCATCATTCCATTAGCTCCGTAAACGCCAATGAATAACTCCGTTCTTCCAAGAAGCGACATGCGGACTTGGACGTTTAGCAGGGTGCCATCGGTCTGTCGCTCATCCACGGATCGAGTGTGAATTGCGGGGTCAGCCCAGCCCCAGAAAACCTTGCCTCTGTTCTTCATGTGAGCCGCTCTGAAATTAATGCGGCAATTATGGGACTTGTACGAATGTGAACGAAACACAAAGCAACAAATATTTATTCCTACCCCTCCCCCTTCAAAGTCAGCCGCTATAGCGGCAAGGACGAAGTCATGCCTGAAGAAAAGTTGATTGAACCCGCCGAAGTCGTGCGCGATGAGCACGGTTACTGGTATCACCCCGACATTCCGGATTTTGATGAGGACGCCGAAGCATGGAAGGCGTGGCTGGCCGTCCAGGGATTAACGGCGGTCGGATGGCACATGGATTCTGACTTGGACTCACACCCCTACTGGGAAGATGGCGAGGCTCATTGCCTCGGCTGGGAGCCAGAAACGCCACAAGCATACAACTGGTTTCTGCTCGGAATTTTCGACACGGATGACGGCCCGTATGTGCAATGGGCGACCCGCGAGGTGCAGCTATGACCGCGATCAAAGAACGCCCCATCCTGTTCTCGGCGCCGATGGTGCGCGCCATTCTGGAAGGTCGTAAGACGGTCACGCGGCGGGCAGTGAAAGGTTTCCAAATCCCTGCCGAGGACACCGCCATTCCGATTGGCGATCGTCAGCGTTGGAGCGCAATAGGCCAGCGAGACCCGCGCTATGGCTTCTGCGTATTTGGATCGACCGAAGCAGAGTGCGCAAAGGAACTGGAAGTGTACGCACCTTGCCCCTACGGCAAGCCAGGCGACCGGCTGTGGGTGCGCGAGACATTCATCGATCTGCGCGGTACCGGCGTTGAGCACCGACCAGACCCGGACGGCCCCCTCCAGCGCTACGCCTACGCTGCCGACTGCCGCCCTGGGTCACACAGCGACGAGGCAAGGAAAGACTTCGGCCTGAAGTACAAACCCAGCATTCACATGCCGCGTGCCGCCTCCCGCATCCTGCTGGAGATCACCGACGTGCGCGTCGAGCGGTTGCAGGACATCAGCGACGAGCAGGCCAAGGCCGAAGGCGTGCGCCTCTACACCGATCATGCTGAGCTGGGTGATTGGTGGCACGTCGAGGGGATCGAGACCTACAGCGCTGACCCGCTAAAATCGTTTGAGCTGCTCTGGTCATCCGTCGGCGGCAACTGGAATGCCAACCCGTGGGTCTGGGTGGTCGAGTTCAAGCGGGTGACGCCATGATCGCCACCCTATGGTTCGCCTACGTCTTCATCTACAAGAATCAACGTTGAACGACTGAAATACCTCAAACGTTGCGGTAGATGCCAAGGCGAGCAGTGGAAGGGAGGGGAGACAGTTTCGTCGCTGTAAGCATCATTGCTCGCGCCACACCGAAAGCAAGGGCTACGGTCATGGTCTCCCCTGGGCGCGCTTTGTAGTACTCCTCAAAAAGCATCCCCCCACTTCCGCTATAAGCGCCCACAAACAATTGAACAGCTCCCTCTCGAGAGGTGCGCACTTGAACGTCGATCTGCCCCCCATCTGGTAGCAAGCCATCGTGACATCGGGTGTGAAGCTCGCTATCTGACCAATCCCAAAACACCCGCCTTCGTTGCTTTGAAAACATGATGTCGATCCGCATTTGAGAGTTCGTCACTTTTACTCTCTTTTCAAGCGGAGAAGTGACCCATATCAATGTTATTGAACTTTCCGCGATCTTAGCGGTATCGATCAACCTTTCAAACACTCACTACATGCCTGCCGGTGAGCGGCGGGCGAGGTATTCGTATGCCCGAATTAACGTACGAACAAAAACTAGTCGATTACGCGACAGCGCCGAAAGCCACCGCGGGAATCATCAGCCAGATCGAAAACGGCAATTTCGTCAATCACTGGTGCGGAAAGCTGCGCGGGAAGTTTGTGCAAATCGGTCCGACCTGGAAGGCATCCACAAAGCTGCAGGCCACGGAGTCCGCTCGGCAGTTCCGAGCGCAGTGCCTGGCAGAAGCGAAGGCCAAAGGCCTGCTCCCCTCCTAACCCACCTTCTGCCGCCCAGCGCGGCGCGGAGCATCATCATGGCAAAGGTCACCCTGGATGAATGGGCGGCGGCCGAGTTCAAGACGCCGCCGAGCCCCAACACCCTACGCAAATGGGCGCGAGAAGGCCGGATAGCCCCGCTACCGGTCAAGCACGGGCGCAACTACTATGTAGAGTCCAACGCCCACTACCAAGAACCTGATCAGCAGCCTGCAAGGATTGTCGGCGGCAGCCTGATCAGCAGAATAGAGAGAGCACGCAATGGCGCCCAGGCCGCGTAACACCGGGTCAAAGGATCTTCCGCCCAATCTCTACCGCAAGACCGACGCCCGCAACGGCGTCACTTATTACACTTACCGCGACCCAATCAGTGGTCGCGTGTTCGGCCTGGGCAAGGATAAGGAGGCGGCCATTCGCGAGGCCGTCAGCGCCAACCACGCAGATGCCATCAAGCCAACGCTCGCTGAGCGCATCAGTACCCCGGCGCCAGCGCCAGGCAAATTGTTCTCGGAATGGCTGGACGAATACCGCGAGCTGTTCGCCGAGCGGAAGTTGTCCGCCAGCAGCAATAAAAACGTGGGTATGCGGTTAAACCGCCTGACGGCAGTATTCGGTTCTAAGGGGATTAAGGACATCACGACGATGGATGTGGCCGATTACCTGACGGTCATGGCCAAAGAGGGAAAGGCGCAGATGGCCAGGGCAATGCGTTCGCTGTTGCGAGACGTGTTCGCTGAGGCGCAGGCGCGGGGGTGGGCAGACGCCAACCCGGTCGAGGTGACCAAGGCGGCGCGGGTGAACATCAAGCGCGAGCGGCTGACGCTTGAACTGTGGAAGGCGATCTACGAGGAAGCCAGGAAGCCGTGGCTTCGCAGGGCAATGGAACTGGCGGTGCTGACTGGCCAGCGCCGGGACGATATAGCCTCGATGCTGTTCAAGGACGTGCACGATGGCTTCCTGCATGTCGTTCAGTCCAAGACCGGCGCCAGGCTGCGCATCAGCACCGAGCTTCGCCTTGAGTCGGTCGGGCTTGATCTGTCTACCGTAATTAAACAATGCCGCGACCGCGTTCTGTCACAACACCTGGTGCACCATGCGCAAGCATCGGGCCGAGCAAAGGCTGGCCAGCCGCTGGTGCTGGACACGCTGAGCTCTGCCTTTGCCGAAGCTCGCGACAAAGCGGGCCTGAAGCTGGGGATAACTTTTGGCCGCCAGCCACCGTCCTTTCACGAGCAGCGATCCCTCGCCGCACGACTTCACGAACTCGAAGGCCGTGATGCACAGAAACTGCTCGGTCACCGTTCGGCCACAATGACGGATCTGTACCGCGACAGTCGAGGCGCTGAGTGGATCGACGTGGCATAA